ATCGGTCTCGTGGGCTCGGAGATGTGTATAAGAGACAGCTATAAGACAGGATTTTATAGATGAATATCATAAACATGAATATAATAGCAAGGATATATGGGAGGTCAAGGAGGTATACAACATAGGGGGTGGATATTATGTAGCTATAATAAATAATCTAACCGGTTATGGGGATGCTCATATATGCACATATAATCTAAATTTAATGACTTTGCATGATCTTAAAATGAGAGAGAATGAGATAAATAGAGATAAAGCAGCCAAGATGTTCGCATGTGAAAGATATCTGTATGATAATGATATCCTTTCCACAAAAGAGCATAATGATATATTAAATAGATTAACGGATTTCGTTAAGGACTATGATGTGGATATACAACTTGAAGAAATACTTAAAGTGAAAATAACAATATAAATACAAAATTATGGAAAAGGGAATGATAATAAAACCATTTAACTTAGAGTTGGCAAAGAAAATCAGCAATGGTGAACGCAAGGGCATAATTATAAGGTAGAGTTAGTGTATACTGATAATGGGCTAGGAGCAAAAGGATGTATGCTTTGTATTAATATTCCGGAATATACCACATTCAAGGACGGAGATGTATTGAGCAATGAAGAAGGTGATTACTTATTCATATTAAATACAAACGGGGAATACCTTACGTCTTATCATGCCTCTTGGCAAGAAGGGGGTTATTTATGTTTCGACAATGGAGCTGCCAATGAAAATAATATTGAGAGATATAGATATGCCACTGAGGACGAAAAGCGAAATTTTATTAACGATCTTAAGGCAAGTAAAGAACCTAAAGCCAAAATATATTTGAAACAATTCTTTGGTATTGAAATAGAACCGAAATATAAATTCAAGCCATTTGATAAAGTTTTAGTAAGAGATACAGAAGACGATGATTGGCACGTAAGTTTGTTTGTTAGGGGAATTGCTGATGCTCAATATAAAGAAGAGAGATATGAATGCTTAAATGGGACGGGATGGATCTATTGTATTCCTTATGAAGGTAACGAACATCTTTTGTAAAAAAACGTATTACCGGAATATGAAAAGGCAACCAAGTATAGAAATGATTATAGGGTATGGTTGGACTATGCTGGAGATTACAGAAACGAAAATATAGAATAACATGAAATATCAAAATTTTATGTGCCCTTATGAGCTTGCGCTAAAGTTGCATGAGTTGGGCGTAAATTCGGAGTCGGAATTTTATTTTGTGAAAGAGATGAAAGGAGGGGGAACCCAGATAGATTCAGTTGTGCAAAATACAATGAGGTATTCATATAGAAAAGAAGGCGACCTCATACCGGCTTATATGAGTCATGAACTTGGAGAGATACTACCAAGTATGATAAATGTCAGTAAATCAAAAATATGGGATGACTGGTTGCAGTTGACACAATATTTCCCGAATAAGGATAGCGAATATTACGAAACTGCCTATGTTCGATACGATGTTTACGATTCACAAACAGAAGTGTATAGTGGATTTGGAGATACAGAGGTAGAGTCGAGAGCGATGCTACTTATTGATCTATTGGATAAAAAGGTATTAACATTAAGTGATTTAAACTTAAATTAGATTAGATGGGAAATCACTGAAATTAAATAGATATATAATTACATTCCTAAATTAAATAGGTAATTATATTAGAAGAAATGGAGGGAAAGGATCATGGAGAAAGCAGTTAAAACAGATATGGAGTATAGGGAGATATTAGAGAAATCATTATCAGCTATTCAATATCTAAGGATACATGGATTCTCGACATACATGGAATCGGAGGGGATTGTAAATAGGATAATGATGTTCAAGGATAAGAATGAGATGGGAGATCAAAAGATCAGATCAATTTAATAGAACTAATTATGACAGTAGAGTATAAGTGTACTGATGTTTACAAGAAGCCAGAGAATCCAATGGAATGGTTGCCATGTCCACGATGCGGCCTCCGGCCTCTGGTCTGGGAGTTCGATAACGGGAGATCCACGGCGTGCGGGTGCGGGACAGACTGTTATCGTCATTGGAGCGTGCAGGCGGAAAGCATTATGTCAGTTATAAAAAGGTCTTACAATGGTCATTCGGCTGAGGCTTATGACATTAATGAGCTTAAAAATAACTGGAATCATTGGGTAAGTACAGGAGAGGTATTATTTATACCGGGGAATGGGAAATGGTAATTAATTAACAATTTAAGATATGGATCATTATTTGGCTACAATTCAAACGATATTAGATAGATGTGAGAATGACAATGCATCTCCTAGTATTAATGACATGGAGATAATAAAAATAAATCTATGTAGAATAATCCAGACTCGTTACGGAATAACTCAGTTATGGTTCATTCCGTTGATAGAGAGAATCCAGAATGCTTGTTGCAAGCATTACAACGATGTTGATCTATCATGGGAGAATTTTATTAAAAGAATGAGTGAATAGGGGAGATAAATATGGATACAAAAGATAGAATCAAACGGGAGCAAAATCAACATATAGGGTTGATTTGTTGCAATATTCATGAATTGACTTATGCGATGCATGAGTTTAACAATGGGAAGTATGACGAAACTCGCACGAAGGAAGTCATTGACGAGATATCTACTATGACCAAGGAGATAGGATGGCCGGTAGTGGTGATGGATACGCTTGAGTATTATGCGGGCAGTGCTGATGATGAGGTTCTGGAAATGGATGTGCATGAGTATGTCGAGAAAAAATACGATGATTATCATATTGTTTATATCTGTAATACGTATAATGATATGGTAGAGAAATTAGATGGTTATATATATGGGATCATGGATAAGGATGGGAAGGTAATATGTGATTTGGCTGAACCGGATTACATAAATCTTGCGAGCGAAGGTATTATCAATGAGGATAATATGGTGGATGATGATATAATAGATCATGTGTTGGGATTTAAGGTTAAAATAGTAATATTAAACGAAGAATCATATGGGAGCTACAATAACCGTAATTGGATCGGAGTGGATATCATTAGATAATTCTCTACCGGAAGTACAGAAACCATGTTATTTTTTGGATAGAGAGAACATTTTTCGTGGGGTAATGGATGAGTCGGGTGACGTATATGAGATATTGGATAATGGCACCAATGATGTTGTATATCATAGCAATATAGAGGATGGATATATAGCTTTTTGGAAACAAGAATTAAAAATGATTGAGAATATGGAGGATAAGAATATTTCAGATAAGACAAGAATGAAGGGCATGAACCAAGGGATATGGCTGGCGGTTCAGGAGCTAGCCCACGACGGGCGATGGACGCAGGCCGCAGAGGAACTGGTGTCTTCTTGTGGATTGACCGAGGATGAATGTAGGAAGCTGCAAGAAGAAAGCGGATCGTTTAATGATGAGATGCTTGAATTTATTGATATGATATTTGGTCATACGGATATGATAGGTGAATGTGAAGATGATACAGAATAAATATGTATAAATATCAAATAGTAATTATATACAATAAAAATTATGAGCTTAATAGATAAACTAGAAGACTTGGTGGCTAAGGTAGACACCGAATACCAAGAGAAGATGGAGGCAGTGATCCGGGAGATAGTCCCGGGGATGCCGGAAGGGAATGTACGTCATGCCGCCGAGCTGATGTGCACGGACAGGATGGGGAATATGATGGACATAGATGTTTATATATTAAGGGAAGAAGATAGGCCTTATGAATGCCATTATCTAAAGGATCTATTGGAAGATAGGGTAGCTAGAATAGATAAGATGCATGAGGATAAAAGTTACACATACAATATAGATGATAATTATTGGTGCGCTACATGTGGTTCCCATTCTCATAAAAAGGATTCCGAGACAGGGTATTGCTGGCATTGCGATACGGTTAATTGGGTTAAAGAAGATGGAGCAGATGTTAGGGTATAATTACCAAAGAATAAATATGAATGATAGGAGAAAGGATAGTATTAACTATTAATAATGTTTATTTAATTTAATTCAAAAACAAAATGTCTACTTTTGTAGACATATAAAAATTGCATATATGAAAAAGAGTGAGTTTGTAAAGAAATTGGAGAAGATCATCGATATGGTTAAGACCGAAGATGATGGTTTCGAGTATGGTGGCAAAGTCATTTTCTATAAAGAAGATGATAGTAACTATGAAGTCTCGGTAATGAACATTGAGATGAATTTGGAAGTAGAAGCCAATGTTATGGCTGGTATGGATGATATGGATTTTACCTGCCTTATGAGTGAGGTTTATAAACAAAAGGCGGCAAAGGCTATAATGATGGAGAAGGATGACGATGAAGACAATTAATGAGATGACCGATCAGGAGATATATGATCTTACTGACGAGCAGATAGATATATTGATCATAACAAGATTCGCTAAGGAGGGTGTTAGGTTTGTGGACGAACCTCCAGTTATGAAGACATACGACTACAAACCTATTTCTCCATCTAATTTCTTCTACCTTTTAGAAGGATTGAGCATAGCTGTTTTTAATCAGGATGATGCTATTAAAATAGCTAAGTTCTTAAGTAAGTTTGATTTATACAAGACTACATACGATTTCACTATATCCAATGATAAGATATATAATAAGTTGGATATAATCAATATCAAACATATTCCAATGTTTGATACGAAAGATGAGGAATCCTACAAATCTATAAAGGACAAGAATAATAAGATTGAGGAGGAGTATAAAGATCAGGTAGATAAATACAAGAAGGGTATAAAAAGAATGAGTGAAATCCATGCCGAGATCTGGTCGAAGGTAATCGATGTAAGAAATAAGATTGATCATATGAATCATCTTAGATTCCTTTTTGTAAAGGAATATCTTCCGTTGGTGGATCATGATACGAATACGGCTATGACGTTTTTTAAGAAAGCTTATGACGTGGATGATGATACGGAAAGATATATTCGTGAAGGGATAAAGGATTACCCATTGTTTAACAACAACATAGATTAATAAGATGCACAATTGGTTTAAATGTACGGTTTCTTATGAGACCGATGCCGAGAATGGCATGAAGAAGAAGGTTAATGAAGAATATTTAGTAGATGCTCTTTCTTATACCGAGTGTGAAGCTAGAATCATAGAGGAGATGAAACCGTTTATCTCCGGTGAGTTTAGTGTTGATATCAAACGATTCCGGATAGCGGAATTATTCGCCATGGATGGAGACCGGTTCTATAAGGTCACGGCTGATTATATTACGATAGACGAGAAATCGGGGAATGAGAAACGCAAGGCGTTTAACTACATCGTTCGGGCCAATGACCTTGATCATGCCAAAAAGAATTTCGAGGAAGGCATGAAAGGAACCATATCAGATTTCGTTGTCACTTGTATCAAGGAAGAGAAGAAACTGATGGACTTCTATGAGTTTGATGGTAAGATCAGGAATCCGGAGAAACATGAGAATAGTAAGCAATAAAGCTAGCTATGAGACCACATCATCCGTCGCCGAGAAGTTGATGGAGATAAGCAAGATGGAGGGTACGATTTATCGTATCCTCACATTGTCTAACAAAACTTATCTAGCTTCTAAATTAGGATATAGCAGATCGGGGTTCTATAAGAAGATACAAAACAGGAGTTTTAATATCCGGGAACTAGCTCAGATATTCGACACGATCATCAATTTCAAGGATCAGGATTGGACGAAGGGCAAAATAGATAGGCTTAAGAGATATAGAGCCATGAGCCTCATGGAGTTTAATAAAAGTTATAAAAAGAAAAAAGCATGAAGGGTAGGATGTTACCATGTGAGAGGTGCGGCAGGATGGTAGCCATAAGGAGCAAGGGGTTGTGCCCTGCGTGCCGGGCTAGGGAACTACCGCCAAAGGGAAGGACGGCGATACGGGTGAAGACCAAGCCGAAGGGACGAAGCCTCAGCATCTTTTTTGACGCTCATGTGGCAAGATTAAGTATGGTAAGAAGATCCCTTACGGGGATGTATATACCATGCCCCGGAGTAGGCAATATATGCCACTTATATCCTAAACGAAGATATAAGTCTGTCGCTGAGGATAATGATAATGTTATTTATTTGACGATAGACGAACACACGAGGTTTGACTATCTGCTAGACACAATGGATTTTGATCGGCTTTTAGAGGAGTTCGGTGACACATGGCTTTTAGTGGCCAAAAAGATGAGGGATCTCGCACCTAAAGTCGAGGAGGATGGTAAATTAAAAACCAGATTATTATTATGGATAGAAGAAAACAAAGATTACTTCTAGCTCTCGGATACGAGGCTATAAGTGACACGATATATAATAACGGAACGATTATGGAAGTTATAAGCGATCAGGAATCGTTTGATGACATGAGAATCCGTTTATCTAAAAGACATCATATGGTCATCACGGATGATGGAGTGGTAATAAAGGCGAGTTTTGATAAAGAAATGAATGAGCATGCGCCATCATATTACTGGCGATCATCACTTCCAATATTAAGGGCATATCATACAGATCCTAAATTTACCGCATTCTTTGGCATATTAGACGTTTTATCAAAGGTTCCGAAGGAAGATATCTATGAGGAAGAAAAGCCTGTTGACGAGCCTAAGAAAGAACCTAAGGAGGAGATAGAAATTGAGTATGATCTGGAGACTGAGCAACAGTATTATGCCGCTGAATGGATCAAGGATATCCCGACACCAGTCTTATACAGAATGACCGTGGCTGGCAAGCGTGTTTATTATGAAATGGGAACTGATGGATACCCTATCATATATGATGGGGCTACCAATAATATTGCGAATGGGTATTGTGATACTTCCGGGGCATTAGAAAAATGGAAAAATGAGATGAGACTCAAGGGTAAGGACCCAGACGAGTATGCCAACTACCGGGCTGACTTAGGAACTATCATGCATTATCTGTTTGGGTTATATCTGACGGGAGTTAAGATAAAACTGATTCCAACATGGATAAGAAAAGCTGTTAAGGAAGCTAAGTTGAGAATAGACAAGTATAGGATGGAGCGGATATTAGTGGATAACATTGATGAGCTAATAGAGGATCTAATATCATTTGCCATATTCTGCAAGGAAAGACATGTAAAACCTGTATTGATCGAGAAGATGTTGAGGTCAAGCAGGTTAAAGGTAGCTTCTTCGGTGGACGCCGTGGTGGAGATGGACAGCGAGCCGGAGACAGTGGAGATAGAGGTCGAGACAGGAGAGTTCTATAAGACTGGAGCCAAGAAGGGTCAACCTAAGACAGAGAAAAAGAAGATAAAGAGATGCAGGAGGATATTCGCTATATTGGACTTCAAATCAAACAGGAAAGGCAATTTCTATGATGAGTATGCTTTTCAACTTGAGTTGTATAGAAGAATGATAATGGAGAACTACGGAAAGATATTGGAGATAGAGGAGATATATAACTTCGCTCCGGGTGATCCTACCGCCAAGACAAGCCAATATAAACTGAAGAGACAAACTGATAATCCTATACTTAACATGGCTACAGTCGTATATCTCCAAGGTAAGTATAAGTTCGAGAAAACCAATTATACGGTTACATCAAGAATAGGATCTTTGGATATAGAAAGTGATTTTGAATTGAATAACTTGATAAGAAAAGAATCACTGAGAGATTATATTTATCGAATCATGAGTGAGAGGATAGGATAATGGAGTTTAGGGAATTTGACAAGAGCGTTCACAGATATGAATTGGATCATAGTAAGCCAAGAAGAAAGCTGACGTGCCCGCAATGCGGCAGGGATAGATGCTTTACGCCGTACGTAGATGTAACCACCGGACAGATAGTAGGGGAACAGTTTGGGGTATGTGATCACAAAAATAAATGTGGTTATTTTAAATATCCAACAGGCAATGAGCTTGGGAGCAATGATCTTTTTACCGATTCTAACAAAGTGCTAAGAAGATACAGGCCTCCTGTGAACCCAGATATAGCCAACTGTATCCCAGTAAACAAGATGTTTGAGACCCTTAATCCTTTCGAGACATCCGATCTTCAAGATTATCTATCCAATATCTTCGGATCGTATCATACCAATAGGGCATTTAGCTTGTATAAGGTGGGGATGATGAGATTCGGGGACTGGGGTAAGTGCTGTGTGTTCTGGCAACTGGATAAGAATTGGGTGGTGCGGACCGGGAAGATAATGGACTACGGGCCTGACGGGAAGAGGGTAAAGGTTCCCATGGATCATGTATGTTGGGTGCATATACTGGACGGTCAGGATTACCTGCTTAGGCAATGCCTGTTCGGGGAGTTCCTTATCAACTTCTATCCCAATGACGCTCCGGTGTATATAGTAGAGTCAGAGAAGACGGCTGTTATCTGCAACATCGTGTACCCTAGTAGGTTGTTCATGGCCTGTGGCGGTATCCATATGTTGAAGAGGGAGATGGTAGAGACATTGGGTAGGAGGCGGATAGTCCTGTACCCGGATAAGGGCGACGCTTTCAACGAATGGAGAAAGAAGGTAGACAAGGATATGAGGGGGATGAATATAGAGATAAGTGATTTTCTAGAATCAAAACCCAATATAGATGAGGGGATGGATATAGCGGATTATTTTATCATTAAACAAATTTACAATGGCAAAGGTAGTTAACAATTACAAGAAATTCAAGGTGCTTGAAATAACAAGGCAGGAGATGATGGATAAGCTCACCAGATATGGGTGCTTAGGTATTTGCGATATGTGTAACAGACCTACATCCGTAGGTTATTACGTGGCGGTGATCAATCAATGGATGTGCAAGGACTGTTACAATGATTTCATCAAGTCAATTGACAGGTATGAGGAGGACATGAAAATAGAAAACAAGAATTTTAATAGATTCTGCAATCTATTTAATGTTAAGATGGAGGAGACGGTATGAAAGAATTGTCTTTAGCCCAGAAAGCTATGTTAAACGGGTCCATATGCCCATACTGCAAGAACCCGTCCACTATGATAAATACGGTAGAGGGGAAGCAAGTAGGGTGCGAGAAGTGTGGGGCTTGGATGAGATCCGATCCTTTCGGGAAACCGATGGGGAGGCTGGCTAAGCCGGATCTTCTTAGGAGTATGGATATGGTAATGACTGAGATTAATATATTTGCGTATAGAACAAAACGGGATGTACAGGATATTTACAAAAGCCTATCTGGTGAATTGGATATACCAATAGAACATGTATCCCCATATAAGATGTCTTTGCCATCATTACTTAATACCATGAGATATATTGAAAAATATGGTGATAATCATATACGGATATATGATAGAACCATGGTAAAGAAAGCTTGCCCTAGGCACGGAGCGGTGGCGATCGGGAGCAACGCCTGCCACGGGTGTCCGGAGTTCCTGTTCCATGTGGTAAACGACACGACCGATACGGTGGTGTGTGATATGGATATGAGTTATGGAGATCGCAAGAAGGATAAATATGAGCATTAGAGCTAATGATAATGGAACATTTGAGTATCGAATCAAATTGGATACCTTTAATAAAATAAATAATACATGTAAAATGAAGAAAATTTATTTTGTTCACAAACCAACAGGTTTTTATATTGGAGGCAATGTGAGTAGCGTAGAAGCTACAGTTTATAATAAAATGGTTAATATGGGGATGAGTAGCGAATTAGCCGATAAACTTAAAAAGGTAATAGGTATATTCCCTTGCACATGGGAGATACCAGATGAATTTGCGTCTGATCCATATTCGTATATGATTAAGCGTCTGGGATTGGAATATCCATCTTTTTTAAAGGAAGAGGATTTGGATATACAAGAGAATATAGATTTTGATGATGAGGAGGACGAAGAGGATGGGGAGATCGACTGAATATTATAGGACACATCCGGAAGCCAGAAAGAAGAAGGCTGAGACGGATAAGAAGATCAACGCCAGACCTGAGCAGAAAGCCAAGAGACGGGAGTTGGGTCGCAAGAACTACAAGACCGATAAGCTAAAGGGTAAGGCTTATCGGAAGGGGAAGGATCTATGCCATACGGCTAAGGGGTTAAGATATAAATCAAGATCAGCTAACAGAGGATCTAAATCCGATACGGCTGGCGATAGAAACGCACGAGGATGAACGATAATAGGATATGGAAGACGTCCAAGGAAATTATCATGGACGCCTATGAGAGGATAATGAAATACCAGTCGGGAGAACTTCTCCCGGCTCGTACTGGATACCCTTATCTAGACAAAGCTTTGCTGGGGGGATTTTACCCTCAACATGCGATAGCCATAGGAGCTAGACCAGGGGTTGGAAAATCCTATTTGGCGCAAAAGATCATGAACAATGTGATGAATGTCAACATCAATCCACAAGCAGATGATTATGTATGGTTAAGATGTGAGTTCGAGATGAATCCGGAAGACTTGGTATTACGTTCACTATCAAAAAAAATGAACAAAGACATAGAAGATATCCTCCTTCGTAAAATGAATGAAGAGGAGATGCTAGAAATGCAAAAATGTCTTAAACAAGAAAATTCAAACAGAATAACGTATATACCCATACCTACAACAGTTGATGAGCTTAAAGATTTTCTATGGAATGTATATATGCCGGCGAATAAGGATAAGAAAATTGTATTTGTATCCATAGACCATACAGCTCTTATACAAGGTTCGGGTGATGCCAAGAGGAATATAGATAGTTTGATGAATATGTGTAATATAGCCAAAAGAACGTTCCCAAACATCTTCTTCCTTATCGTATCGCAACTTAATCGAGAGATAGAGGGCAGACGTGATCCGAAGGATCATATGCCAAGGCAGTCTGATTTCTATCAGTCTGACTCATTGGGGCAGCTGTGTACGGCTATGGTAGTGTTGAATATCCCAAGGAGATACGGGTACTCCTCATACATGCAATTTCCGCAAGGATGGTATCCTAATCTGGAACGTTTCAAGAGCGAGTCAAGACGATCCTTCCGTGTGGATGGATTATTGTTCCATCATATCGTAAAGGTCCGTCAAAGATCATTGGAGGAGATTGACGCTATACATGTAGATATCATGAAAGGATATGAGCGATATTATCCTGATGGAGGGGTGGTGCGCCAAGAAAGACCGGGAGGCTCGGATGCCCCCGTGGGTAGCGGCAAGCCGGATACGACCGTAGTGACGCTTCCGCCCCCACCTCCCGGTGTTCCATTGGAGCAACAATATATACCGCCCAGTGATGATTTCAATGTAGTACATGACGAAACACCTTATTGACATGAGATTGAGACATAATTACTTGCTTGTAGTGATAAAGGTGCTGGAAATGTCCTTGAAGACCGTATTGTCGGTTGAGGATAAGATGGGGATAAAGGAAATTATATCCTCGTTAAAGGAAATGGCTAAATACAGCATCAGATATATCATAAACCGGGAACGGGAAAAGGAGATCATGAATATCTGTGATGAGGTATCCAATAAAGTACAGGAGTATAAAAGGATAAATGACAACTCAATGATATTGGAATTGGAGAACCTAAAAAGGGAAGTTGTGGCGGTAGAGGATCTTCTTAGCTCATACAAGGGGGTTCTTGACGCCGAACTGGTGATAGCCGAGGATGATATCAGAATCATACGGGATAAGATCGCTATAAGCCTTAGAGAGGACGGGACATGTAAGAGCATGACTGACGCCGATAAAAGGGCTAGGGTGGATGTAAGATATGAGAGAGCGTTAGAGGATTATCGAATCCTTCTAAGATGCGCCAATACGGTTAGGGCTAAGATGTCGGTTATAGGGCATCTTAATCAATCAATAAATCAATCCATATCAGTTGGTAGGGTTGGTATGGCTAATGAATCTTATACGGTAAAACAGTATGAAAAAGGGAAAGAGATTATCGAAAGCAGACGCCCTTAGGGTGTTGAGAAGGGCTTACGTTCTAATAAAGAATGATAATTATGTATTTATGTGAAAAGCAATAGAAAAGGCAGCGGTTGAATTATCACTTGCTGAAAGATCATGTGTGGCGTGTTATCTTATACCAGAACTGAAGATGTTCAAACCTGTAAACAGAAAAAATGGAGATTTTTGGTTTCATTCATCAAAGAAAAACATAAGGTTACATATAATAGATACGCTAATAGATATATATAACGGAAATGATCATCCCGATATAGTCGAGAGGGTAGCCAGAAAGATTAGGTCAATATTTTAACTTATTTACATATGTATATAAATTTTGAACAGATGATGACATCAGGATTAACGATGTCTGATGTCGGGTATCTTTTGATGATCCGGCAGAAAGAGGAGATGGCTAGCGTCATTCCAAAGGAGAAAATAGATAGTTATAAAGCATCTGGTTATATCGAGCTTCAGAAGAATGGGAAGTGGAAGATAACGCCAAGGGGAGGGTCGCTGCTGATGCTGATAGAGACACCCGGTCTGACACCGGAGGTCGAGGGGATCCGGGACCGTATCGTTGGGGTATATAACGATATGGGGAAGGATACAGGGGCTATTAAGGAGGTAGAGAAAAGGCTCGTATGGTTCGTGGCTAATACCAACTTCAAGGAAGAACCTATAGTAAGAGCCGTAATATCCCACATAGATCTTAAACGTGAGTATACGATGAGATTGGATAACTTGATCTGGAAACCATCAAATGTGTATAGCGTGCATATGAGTTTATCGGAATCAACGTTATTCGATACGATCATAAAAATGTATGGCATGACGTCTGACTTGTATCTTAGGGAGAACAAGAACAAGGAGCTGGCATGGTTGTTCGCCATAAGCCGGCTTCCGGATCCCCCAAAGAGAATGGATAAGGAATACGCTATCACAGGCGATGTTAAGATGGATATCGAAAGGATATCGGATATAAAAAAAGAATTAGGTAGAAGATTGAAAATGTCGATTTAGTATGGAAAGAAAAGAAGTTGAAAAAGTAGTCAAGAAGGCGATATTCGAGAAGATGGGTGAATTTAATGGCCTTGATCATGCCGCTCAGATAATGAACGAGGATAAGATGGATACGGATATGGCTATGGATTCCCTTGATTTTGTAGAAGTCATAATGGAAGTGGAAAAGAAAACGGGTAAATGTATACCCGATGAGACACTTAACGTCAAGCCTTATCACGAATTGACGGTAGGAGAGCTTACAAATATGTTGTACGGTTATTTAAAGGATTATGAAAAGAGATGAGTTATTGGAGATAGTGAGGGAAGAGATATTCGAGAAAATGCATGAGTTCAATTACATTAATAATATAGAGGTAATTGACGATGTAAGAGAAGACAGTAATTTGTCATCCGATCTAGCTATGGATCCATTTGATTTATTAGAGGTATTGATAGGGATTGAAGAAAAGATGGATATAAGGATACCGGATGATGTCTTTGGCGATAAATCTGTCGATGAACTAACTGTAGGGATTTTTGTGGATATGTTGTACGATTGGCTTGATAGTAAGTAATGGACTTCGGATATGATGATTGGGAAGAGGGGCTAGAGACCCCTCTTGTCGATGATTGCGATGACGATTACAACGAGGAGGACGAGTATGATTTCGGCTAAAGAACTAAGGATAGGGGATCTTGTAAAAGACAAGGCTGGCAATATATGGAGAGTAGGGTGCGTTACTGGTATGCGTAATGAAAGTAAGTCATTGATCCTTGAATGTGAGGTTGATGATGGGATAATGAAATGGTATTCCGGGGAAGATGATGTCATACCTATTGAGATAGATGATAATATACTTGATACTATCTATTTCAAGCGTGATAAGGGGCGGGATGTATATCGAGGCTATGGAATATCTATAGAGATTTTTGATGATGGGTATTATCTTGGGCTTAGGGATCTGGAAGACGATCTAAGCGATCCTATTCAGATTAAGAATCTTCACCATCTACAAAACCTGTTAATGGACTTATACGGACATGACATAAAAATAGATAAGCTTTATGGTAATACCGGAGAATAACTTATTATGTAAGGTTATAAACGGAGAGAAGGTTCTCGCCGCCTCTTACTCGCAGATAGACACGTTCGTCCAATGTCCATACAAATGGTATAAGACTTACGTGGAGGGTCACAGATCCACGGAAAAGCACGAAGCTACGTCATATGGTACGGTTATCCACCAGACAATGGAGTATTTCTTCAAGAACGGATGCAGACCTTCTTATGAGGATATGAGTAAGGCTTTCAATTACTACGCCGATATAGAACAGATCCCTTTTGATAGCGTAAAATCCCAGATCGAGTCTATGCAACATGCGGCTAGGCTAATAAGATGGATTGTGGGGTTGTTTGAGAAGGATGCTGCTGGCAATTATAAGAAGGCATGGTCTGATCTTACGCCAATGGAGAAGGTGGTCCGGGGGTCGAGACCGGCCGGCGTGGAGGAGGGCTTCGTCCTGCCTTATAAGCTGCCCAAGCCTCTTACCTTGGATGGCGTGACGTACGATAAGGTACATATCATAGGATCGGTGGACTGGCGTGGAGAGTATAAGACAAAAGACAGGATAGCCATGTATACGATAGACTGGAAGTCCGGGAGAAAGTTATTCGATGAGGATAAGCTGCTTCACAATCTCCAGCATCCGATATACGCCTTCTACATACTGAGAAAGTACAAGGTATTGCCGGATATGTGCAGCTATTTCTTTACCCGCATGCTGGACAATCAGAACGTGAAGGTAGATAAGGAGAAAGTAGAGAGATCGGTCAAGGAGCTTAACGATATTCTCCTTGACATGTATGATTTCGAGACAAATAAAATAGATAGCTATCAAGCTCACGTTTGGGACGACGCCAAACAGGGGTATAAGTACGAGAAGCGCTACCTCATGGGACGCCAGCCGGCCTGCCTTGAACCCCGCCCCAAGCCCTTGTGTTTTTGGTGCGATTTCTCAATCCACAAACAAAACACATGTAGGTATTCATCGGATTGGGATGAGTCAAAAAGAAAGAATAAAAAAGATTAACTTTATTAAAAAGCCTAGGTAAATATCTAGGCTTTAATTATATTTGTGTCAATAAATAAATGATTATGGATAAAAACGAAAGAGAAAAACAGGTATTGGATCTTCTGATGTCTAGAAAGGATATCAGGAAATTGGTAGAGAAATCAAATGAATGTTATTCTAAGATGGATTTCGTTGGCGCCATGAAATACCGGCAAGAGATAAAGGATATCGTAGATCGAGAATCTAAAATCATGTTGACAAAAAGTGAGTCTTTGATAGGCTTGATGAATAATGCTGATAATGAATATAAATTCAATATGCTGGTATGGCTACATTCCATGATGTGTATGGCGGATGTATTTAACGGGATATTGGAGGATTTCAAGGATGGGGTAAGAAAAGCCAATGGCAACTCCAAGTTCGTTAAGTTTGATAATCTGGATCGGTTAATGGCAGAATGTAAGAAGGAGATTGATTACCTGATGAAAGGCACAAGTAAATCGTTCCAGATATCTTTTGCCGTAAGAAGCGATGAGCTAAGGGAGATGATAGAGAATATGGTTGGCGACAATATCCGGGAAGGGTATGACATATTCAAGGAAGAGGCTGAGATGGTGAATGAGACAGATAGGAGCAAGATAGAGGAATTTAATAAAAAGCTTGACCATGATCAAATGTAATATAAAGCTAGGCGATATAGTCCATACCCAGATAGGAGTAGGAGAGGTGATAGCCATAAGCAAGACCAAAGAGACTTTGATGGTGAAGATGGATGATGGTCGGGAATGCCCTATAAGACTAGAGTACGTAAAAGACGTTTTTGATAACTACAAATCCAAATGATTTACAAATTAAGACCATATCAAGAGGAGTGTGTTAAAAGTATCTCCGATTACATAAATTCTGATAGACATGATCCGGTATTGATCGTAGGTCCTGTAGGTTGCGGTAAGTCACTGCTGATAGCAGAGGCGGCTAGATTGATGGGAGATAAGACGCTGATTTTACAACCATCAAAAGAATTGCTGCAACAGAACCACGACAAGATAACGTCGTATGGCATACCGGCTACCATCTACTCCGCTTCCTGTGGTAAGAAAGAGCTGTCTAATATGATATACGCCACGTTAGGGTCTATCAAGAAGGTTGTTGATAAGCTTAAGGAGATGGGGATCAGGAACGTGTTGATAGATGAGGCTCATGCCGGGTATAGCCCGGAGGATGGTAGCGAGTTTATGACATTCATGAATGAACTGAAACCGAAAAAGGTGATAGGGTTTACAGCCACGCCATGTAGACTTAAAAACATGTCGATAGGACAGACATCATATTCCCAACTTAATTTCATCACTCGTATGAGACCGGTATATTTTAAGAACCTGATCCATGTCATACAGGTGGAGGAGATGATAAGGCAAGGATTTTGGACACCTCTTAAATATGAGACATGGGATTTCAATGGGGATGCCCTTAAACTTAATTCTAACGGCTCCGAATATACGGCTGAGTCTATTAGTGAGGCGGTGAGAAAAAACGGCTTAAACAACCTTATTTTACGTCGGTTGATGGTATTAAAAGACGTATGCAGATCTATACTGGTGTTTATGGATTCTGTTGAGAGCTGCAATACCGCCGCCGAATGGATGAACGCAAAGATATGCGCTGGCATGGCGGAAGTGGTTCACGGAGGCACGCCAAAGAAACAGCGGGAGGCTATAGTCGAGAGATTCAAGTCAGGTGGGACGAGGGTAGTGTTCAACTATTCCGCCCTCGGTACGGGATTCGATCATCCGGGTCTGGATTGTGTGATGTTTGGAAGACCTACATTTTCTTTTTCCACATGGTATCAGGCGTGTCTTGATATGGAAACAGAGATATTAACAGAAAGAGGGTTTTTAAAATATCATGAAATATCAAAAGATGATATTGTGGCATCATATGATAATGGTGATATATATTGGGTAAACATTGAAGATATTGTATATAGGGATGTTTATGATGGTGAAAGGTTTGTAACATTTAATAGTCGTCATGCAAATTTAAGGATAACAGAAGATCATGATCTTCTAGTGAGAAATAAATGGGATAAACAAAATGGGTATCCATACAAAAAAGAGGAGGCGATAAAGTCTTATCAAAGAGGAACATCTTTCTATATACCAGTAGCTGGAGTTGACAGAAAAAGAGATTATCCTTTTTTGAGAGATTGTGATATAAAATTTCTTGGTTATTTCTTAAGTGATGGTAATTTAAGTAAGTATAATAATTCTATCACAATAGCCCAGTCTCTTGTACACCCGGATATAATTGATGACATAGAAAATACAATCAAGGAATGCGGAATGAAATATAATAAGATAAGGCTTAAAAGGAAAGGGGAATTAGCTAATTATGAAGATATGATTCATTTTAAAATATCAAAAGGAATGCCTATAAAAGATCAAAAAGATAAACATGGATGGGAATATCTTGGAGATTTTATAGATAAAAATTGCGGTAGTATATACGATCATTTAAGCGAAAGACAGTTTGATATATTGTTAGATGCTATAGATAAAGGAGATGGTCTAAAGAAGAAAGACATGGGTAGTTACAAAAGAAGAGGGTATACAATATGTCTTAAAAACAATAAAATATATGCAGACAGAATACAACAACTAGCTGTTACAAGAGGATATAGATGTTGTGTTCATAAGGAGATAACAAAGACAGGATTTGTTTATAGAGGATATTTCAAAAAACAAAATTACATATGTATAGATGGTCAAAATGCTAAAGATCAAGAAAAAGTAGGTAAATATATATATAGTAGAGCCAAGATGAAAATAGATATTCCCAATGAGAATGAGAAAGTATGGTGCGTCAGGAATAGAATAGGTACAATAATTATTCGAAGAAGAGGGGACGTAGCTATAGTTGGTAATTGTGGCAGGGCGGTTAGGATAAAGGACGGTAAGGGCAGCGCATTAGTCGTTGATTGTTGCAACAACTCGTCAAGGTTCGGCGATATAAGGAAGCTTAGTATAGAGAACTACAAAGGATATGGATGGGGGATGTTTATCGGAGATAGACTAATTACCAATATCCCGATGGGAGATAAGGTAACGAAAACGGATCTGGATATCAAAGCCGCCAAGAAAGACCGAAGGAGGGGGCTGGCGCAGGGCATTACCGCCTCCCCTGTACCCGGGAGGCCGGATCATCCCCTTGGCTCTACGTTAATGACATTCGGCAAGTATTGTGGATGGATGTTGCATTCAATTCCGGTATCGTACTTCAAATTCATAAACGAGACATTTGGCTGGGATAATGATAGGAACAAGGATATAAAAGAATACATAGATTTTTTAATCAAAAACAATAGATTATGACAGGATGTATATATCATGAGGCTGACCTTGACGGAGTAATGTCAGCGGCTATAGTAAAAAAGTATTTCAAAGGGGACATTGATCTTCTTCCTTACAATTACGGCAAGGAAATACCTGACGTGAATAAATATGATAAGGTATTTGTAGTTGACGTATCATTTGGCGATAGAACGAGATTCTTATTCGACGAATGGGAAGACAAGGGGATAGATGTCACATGGATAGACCACCATAAGACGGTGATAGAAGCTGTGAAGGACTATAATGTCAAAGGCAAAAGACGTATCGGAACGGCGGCTTGTGAGCTTACGTGGGAATATCTTTTCGATGATATCGAAACCCCTGATGTGGTAGAATTATTGAGTGCTTATGATGTATGGGATCACGACCGGTTCGAGTGGAGTGATGTCATGGCATTCCAATACGGGATGAGAGGATATTGTGGTCTTGACGTGGATATGGCGGCAAAGGTCATGGACGGCGATCATGACTTCATATATGACATGATAAGGAACGGAGAGGCGATACTGGAGTATATCGTTGAGAAAAACAGGGGCGAGATGGATATGTTCTCATTCGAGGCTGACGTGTTTGGTTATAAGGCGATATGTATGAACACCACGGAGTTTAACTCCACTACATTCGAGTCTATGTACGATCCTAGAAAACATGATTTGATGATGCCATTTTGCTGGAACGGGAGATTCTTCAGATGCTCGTTCTATACCACCAAGGAGGAGGTGGATGTCTCAGCGCTGGCACGCAAGGCCAATCCCGGTGGCGGCGGTCATAAGGCGGCGGCAGGCTTCCAGCTTAGCGCAGAGGATATGATGGAGTTCCTAAAGACAAAGAAAATGTGATATGATATGGGTCTTGCTTAGTATGGCAGTGATTATGTTATCCATAGCTGTAATGGTGAAAGGCTGGGATGATTTACATGGAGGTATGTTCCACGGAGGATTAATTATGATAGCTATAGGAATAATATCAATATCTGCATCAATATTTTATATGAATGAAGGAAATATTAAAAATATGGAGAATATGAAAAACGTATATAAGTTCAAAAAACTTAGCAAAATGAAGCTAGACGATTACGGATTCGGTTTATTCGAGTACAATGGCGTTCTTTATTTCAAGGAGGCAGATGAAGGGAGATGCTTTGATGTAAGGAGCGGGAATGAGGCTATTATCAGGAAAGATAAAATTGTAACGGTCTTGGAGGATTGATCATGAGAAAGCTTAATGACACCAACAGGACAAGGAAGAGGAGCGTACGGCACTCGTGGATAAAGGCGGGTCCGGGGATCCAACGCTGCGCTATTTGTGGGATCACGAAGCGAAGTGAGTATATAGACGGGAAGACCGTTCATTGCGTGCATCTATCATCTGGTGAGCTTTACTCTATGACAGGTGAGAAGCCAGAATGCAGGGATCTTAGTGAATTTTATTAATCTAAATTACGAAAATATGACATGGTATAATACTTACGAGGAGATAAAAGCCAAATATCCGGATACTGTTTTTGAGGAATATTGGTTGGTAGAAGAAGATGTCGCTAAATTAATGAGGCATGAACCTATTATAAAAGGATAGGCTATAATCAAAAATGATCCTAATATAGATAGTAACATTATATCTAGTAACAAATCAAATATCAATGCTATTGAAGCCGATAAAAATGAGGGCGATGAGCGCAATATATTGTTGCATATTGGGATATTATCCCCATTTAATGATGATCCAGTAATAATAATAAAACAAAAAGGAGTTTAAAATGAAGGAGGAATTTTATAAGTATCAAAAGGTGGTCTATGATGGCGATGTGTTTGAGGTAGTTGAGACCGCTGATAAAAGTGGAAGAATGAGAATCAGACTATGGTCGGATGAAGTAGATGAGATTATTTGGGTTGATGAGGAGATGGTCGTATCATTAGGTAGGGCTATTAAGTTAAAACTTATTGATGAGGAAAAGGTAGACAATGTAAACGCTTACGATCTTTCCCGTTTCAATAATATTAATAGTGCATCCATCATTAAAGCCCACCAAGAGGAGGTAGCCAAGGCATGTAAGACTGCCGTAGGGAAAGACGGTAGCGGGAAGGACGACCGGGCCGACGGTAAACTCCGGTGGGATCTCCTTCCTTTGGCTGAGATAGAGGACATCGTGAGGGTATATACGGAAGGTGCCAAGAAGTACGCTGATAACTCATGGCAGGATATACCTGATGGGTTCAATCGTTATCTAGGTGCACTCATGAGACACTTGGTCGCTTATACGAAAGGGGAGAGATATGATAAGGAGGGATTCATGCATCTATCCGCCGTATGCTGGAACGCCATAGCGTTATTATATTACGATAAACATAACAAAGGGCTTATAGAATGGAAGAGTCAGGAAAAAGAGTAAAAAGAGTAGTAGATGAGGGATTAAGAGCTATCGACAAAAGAACGGGTAAATACGTTAATGTAATCAAGCGCACTATTGATGATAGCCTATTCCCGATAGTTAAGTATCTCAGTTACAGTTATAATGAATTAAATTATGATTATGTAAAGAATCTGAATTTTGATGTAAACGTAAATTGGGAGCAGCGTAGATATCAGATTGTTAAGGATTTATTATCTAACAATTTCGATGGGAGAAAGATGAGTATAGATGAGGTAGATAATGCTATATTTACCGCTGATTTGATTATTAACAGATTAATAACTATTTGAGATGGTAAGAATTGATTTTTTCACGAAGAAAGACGCTGAATACAGCGACTACATGCGATATATTATCGCCAACACATTACAGGAGTATGAGGGTGAGGTCACGTTAAACCAGATCCCGGAGAACAAGGCCGCGGAGGAGGAAATATCCAAGTACGGTATAGAGGTATATCCTACTATCATCGTCAGTGGAGATAACATGGATGGCTTTAATAAACTTGAAGGGATGGCCAGAAAAGCTGATCTTATTAACGTCATGTCGTTATACGACAAGAAATAGGCTTATGACAATAAGGGATAAATATTTTAGTTGGAAAGATATATTCTTTGACAGGTTCGTGCATTGTTGTAATGAAAAAAGTGACCAACCACAAGGAAGTAATATACCTCTAGCCAAAATAAACTTCGATAACAAGACAGGATATGTGGAGGACGGGACTATTAATATAGCCGAGCTTCTTCAATATCTTTGGATAAATAATAAGGTCTATGGGTGTGAATATGCGCCCATAGATATATCTTCTGCCTTGCAAACATTGATCAGATTGACCGAGAACGCTAAACATATGTTTGAGGATCAACCGGGTGTATATGACATGATCCCATATAGAGGTTTTTTTCTTAGAGATGATTTTTTATCCGGGAAAGATTATTCACTTGATTTGGATAAAATAGTGAGCGGTATGGGAGGATGGTATGGTGAGGATGAGGATCCATGCTACTCGATGTTCGTCAGTCAAGACCAGATATGGAACTTGAACCCGATATTGAAGGTATTAGCTGATGAGGGATCTATTCTAGCCAAGGAACTTGGGTATGATATGAACTCATATGTCAGCGATAATGGATATACGATATACAACCCCTACCTCTCGTGGATCAATCATTACTATCATTATTGCCCGACATTTAACGAGGATAAATTAAAGCCTTGGGATAGGGTAGAGGATAGGGAAAATAAGTTCAAGATGACGGATAAGGTTAAGAGAGGCGCCAATAACTGGTACTATTCAGGCGGAACTATATCTTGCGTAGATAGCTTCTTGGGGGAGAAATACAGGAAGAATCTCCGAACCTTTATCTATCGTGGAATAGTATTCTTCCTTGACCGGATATGGCATACGCCTTTATTTGAGAAGATGGGTGTGAAAATGAAATACAACGCTTATTATTGTTATGCCGCTACCTCCGGTATTTGGTACAATAAAGGATTCAAGAAAAGGCTAGCCAAGAGATTTAACGAGTCTTTACGTGGCGGAGGGGATCTGTTCGGGGCTAACCTAGCCTGCATGGTCTGTGACCATAAGGATATCGATTGGGAAGCGCTTCGTCTTTGGCTTGACAAGTATGACGAGCCTACTGATAAGGGTATGGTGAATAGCCCTATCCAATTTATGTATTTATATTTATATTACTATTTTAACAAATAACTTGAAATGAAGAAGATAAATGACTGGGTTATAAGAACATTTGGGCTGAGAGGTTCATGGAGCTGGGCTAAGAAGCAGATGTTAAATGGAGCGATCATTAAACGTAAGGCCACTATAGGGACATATAAAATAGCCTGTGGACTGATAACAATATAACTGACAAATATAGGGACTTTGAAATAGACGTTAACAAATTGTTTGATCATGGGATTCTTACTGAAGAATATGATAAACTTAGAATTATAAACATACATCAATAAGGTAGAAGAATATGAGAAGAAGGATGATAGGCGGTCAAACCGTTTCAAACGGTATATATATCTTACACACCAATGGCAAGTTATATACTAGTGATAAATGGAATTATTCGTGGAGAAACGACGCCGTAGGAGTGGCTTTGATAAGCGACAACAGCAGCTTCGTTATTTCAGGTATTGAGCTTAAGAATCGAAGCTGGTCTAATACGACTGGATTGATCCAGGGAGTAACTACGATAACATCAAGTAATGAAGCCAAAAAAAGATTTTAATGGATTTCAAAACACACAAAGTATCGCGGAATATACGCATGCTAGTGCCGCTTATGAATGCACTGTTACTCAATTCAAGAATGGACAAATGGGGTATTTAGCATCAGTGGGAGAATGGATGGAGATCATAAATAATTTAGATGAGATTAATAGATGCATGTCTCTTATCGATGGATTGGATATAGACGAAGGCACTACAAGTTATTGGACTAGCACCCAATATAATTCCGAGAAAGCATGGCTAATGACTTATAACGGGAATGAGTTTTATCCAAATGACGAGAGAAAGATCGTTTCCTTCTATGCTATTAGAGTAATATCGCAATTAAGGTAATTTTATACCTAAACGATAAATAATATGAAAGTATTATCATTATTTGACGGGATATCATGTGGATATCTAGCGTTGCAAAGAGCCGGCATACCTATAGATGCTTATTACGCCTCGGAGATAGATAACACATGCATAAAAGTAAGCCAAAAACATTTTCCTAATATCATCCGGTTAGGAGATGTTAATAACTGGAGAATATGGGATATTTCTTGGAAAGACATAGATCTGGTCATGGGAGGGTTCTGTTGCCAGAGCTTCTCTAGCTCAGGTAAGGGTAAGGGGTTTATGGACGCTCGTGGGAGGCTTTTCTTTTGTTTCTCGGACATTGTAAAGCATTTAAAGAAGGAGACCAAAGGTAAGATCCTGTTCTTGGGCGAGAACGTCCGGATGCGGGACGAGCATCGCTGGGTGATTACCGAGGAGCTTGGCGTGGAGCCGGTGGAGATCGATAGCGCCTTGGTCTCGGCGCAGACCCGGCATCGCCTTTATTGGTGTAATTGGCCAGTAGAAATGCCGAAAGACAAGCATATATCATTGGATGATATTCTAGAGCATGACAAGGGTTGGAATCCGGGAGCCATAAGAGGAAGATATATAGGGACCATTGTCGGTAGAAGGATAGGAGAGGACGGGTATCGAAAGGATTGTGACAAGGACATAAAAATAACGCAATGTCTGGAGATAAGAAAAGATAAGAATACAACTCCCATCAAGAAAAGTAATTGCCTGACAACAGTCATGAAAGATAACGTGATCTCATCACTACCTCCCGGAAGATATCCTAATGCCTTTGACATGAAAGACAAATTCAGATACCTGACCCCGGTGGAGATGTGTAGGCTACAGACATTGCCGGATGATTACCTTGACGGGATAGCCCCGAATACGGCCATGTCTTTAGCGGGTAACGGATGGACAGTGGATGTGATAGCCCATTTGCTAAGAGGCATAGAGCGTAGGTAGAATTTAAAACACGATCACAGCGATATGGTTATAAACAAAACATGGTCGATGCCGAATAAAGAGACATTCAGCATAAAACCGATAAGAGAACTTATAGATAAATATCGAGAAGAGGGGATGGTTATAGTGGATCCATTCGCCAGAAACAGCGATATAGGGACGATAACCAACGATCTTGATCCTGAGACTAAGGCTATGTATCATAAAGATGCCACGGACTTCTTGTGTCATCTTGATGATAATATAGCTGATATGGTATTATATGATCCACCATATTCTGCGAGACAGGTATCTGAGTCGTATAAAAGACTTGGAGGATCTGTTAATATGCAAACAACGCAATCTAGTTATTGGGCTAGGCAGAAGAATGAGATAGCTAGGATCACCAAGAAGGGCGGGGTGGTCATTACCTGCGCGTGGAACTCCGGCGGTATAGGGGTAGGGCTTGGCTTCGAGCAGCAGGAGATTCTTCTTGTGGCTCATGGGGGATGGCATAATGATACGATAGTTACAGTAGAAAGGAAAATGAAATTATGAAGGAAAGAATATTCACCACAAAAGAACAGGGGAGGATGCTGGTCGAGGCCGGCCTCCCTATCTCCACCGCCATCGGCTTCAGAGACAAGTACCTTGACTCATTGCATTCTATGGAGGATGACGCTGGTCGTATAGGGTTGATCGAGGCTGTTACCCCGGATATATCCAATCCTGTTTGGGATGTAGGGACGTTACTGAATTTACTCCCATATGAGATAGAGTTTACAACTATGGAGTGCGATGTTGAATACAAGACATCCCCTCCAGATGAGTACGAATACGTATATCCGTGAGAATTAGAAGGGATATATTTATATTTAAGCATGATTAATATTATTTTAATATTATTCATGCTTTTATTTTTGTTTAAATCATATCTTTGTATCAACATTAAAAACCAGATTATTATGGATGAAAACAAACAAAAAGTCAATGAACTTACGATGAGGACATTGGGTTCTCATTATGGCGGATATACCTATGTAAAGGTAAAAAATCGTGAAACTTATGTAACGATAGATTGGAAGTTGTTGAGGGCTATAGAGAAAGGGGAGGTGGAGATAGACAACGAGAAATACCATCTATCCGGAATAGAGTACGTAGCTAAAAGATATCAGGATATGTTTTATGCAGGTCGTGATATTTATTATTTCAAGGGTATAGGAGGATATGGGATGACCGATCTTCTTAGAAGCGCTATAGATGATTTGCTAGATACCATAAGCAGCAGGGAGACTTATCGTAGCGCAGAGCACAGGATGTACGCCCAAATGAATAAACTTACGGAAGCGGGAGCCATGATCAGCTTAGCTATTGAATTACTAACATCTAACATCCGTCATAGTTATGGAGAAATTAATTTTGAACGACATCCAAGACCTGTGGAGGTGGAGGGAGAAGATAAACATTGATGACTTTAGAGAGGAGCCTATGGCTGAGGATATGCCACTCTATTTCCCATGCGCTGTTATTTGGCATGTTGATTATGGGGGGCATGACGCTGATAATTATGTATGTTATGGATTTGTTTATGTAGCAGAAATATTAGGGATATGAGTGTTAAGAGACAGATATTTATTAATAACAAAGACATTGATGGGAAGATAGCTAATAATACGACATTTGATTTCGATTTCAATGTTGACAAGAATATTCTTGAAAAAATAAAAGCAAAGAAGGAGAGCAATAAACTAAATACAAAAGATTGGGCGCTGTTCTCGCTTATGGTTTTGTTTATTTTTGCGATGGGAGTTGTAAGTGGATGGTTGGCGTTTAATTGTTTAGGCATTGGAGAAGGTTAAGGAACATTTTAAAAATCAATAGATATGAAATTACTATTTTTCGATTTAGAGACAACCGGTGTTAAGTTCTGGAGAAACGGGATACACCAAATAGGAGGGATCGTGGATATCGACGGGCAGGAGGCAGAGAGGTTCGACATCCGCCTAGCCCCGAACCCTGCCGCCACGATAGAGCAGGAGGCGCTGGACGTGGCCGGCGTTACCTTGGAGCAAGTGCAGTCTTATCAGCCTATGGAAGACGGATACAGGCAGTTAGTTGGTATATTATCCAAATACGTGAATAAGTTCGATAAGAGGGATAAAATGTATTTAGTGGGGTATAACAACGCTGGATTCGATAACAGCTTCCTACGGGCTTTATTCCAGCAATGTGGGGATAAGTATTTCGGATCATGGTTCTATCCTAACTGTATGGATGTATATGTTATGGTGACACCATTCCTTATGGGCGTAAGAAACGATATGGAGAACTTTAAGTTGATGACCGTGGCTAAGACTATGGGTATTGAGATTGATGAGAATAAACTCCATGACGCTACTTATGATATTGAGCTGACTAGGGATATATTTTATAAGATAATCAACAAAATGGATGTCAAGCTATGAGAGATGTTCTAGAGGCCATGCATGATTACCCGGATGAGGCTCTTGGGTTATTTTTCTTTTTGATAGTGATTGTCTGGTTATTGTCAGGTGTATTTGAGAAAAAAGATGGATGATAAACTCGATGAGATACTGGATCTCCTAAGATCTCAAAATGAGATGATTAAGGATATTCACGACTATGTGAAAGAAGTTACCAGCGAGAAATATATAGGGGAGTCTAGGATGACCAGCTTCTCTATCAATTTGGCCGCTGATATACTTACCGAAGCCATTAGCCCTAAGATAAAAGGGATGATGGTGGATTTATTAAGGAAACAGGGATGGAAAACCGAATGAGACATGGGAACATATGAGAAGAAGGTAAATCAGTTAAAAGATTTGATGGTAAGGAAATACAAATCGGCTTACAACAAATCCAAGGAAATGGACATAGATATAAGCTCGATGACATATCTTCCGAAACCAGACGCGTTTAACGTCATAAATATTGAAAAAATGCATGTTATTCTTGATCGGGTCAATAAGATCATAGATGATAACAAGGATAAGCTTAAGAATCCGACTTGCTCTACATGCGTACATCTGCATGATAATGATTGGGCGAAAAGATACGGAAAAGTATGTTGCTCTATTTGGCAAGTGTGTGACCATTATATAAATCCTAACAGTAAATATAACAGAAAGCAAAAGACTTATGTTAGACGACCAAGCAACAAAGCTTGTCCTAATTATGAGTATGGTGATGATAATTTTGAAAACAGAAGAAGATGTATAAAAGAAAAGAATACCCGATAAAGAGCTATGTGCCGATGCGCACCAACAAGGATAGGACGTGTATCTGCTGTGGCGATACGATCCCAGCCGGCAGCAGAAGGATGATACCTAGACACGCCAAGGCAAATTACGGTCTATGTTTCCCGTGCTTCAGGAAATGGAGAGATACCGGAGGAGATCTTAAGCTTATGGACAACCCCGGAGATGCGAAGAAAGAATATGTCATACATATGTCTAATATCCTGAAAGGGAATTGTGATATAATAAAAGGTCGAAAGCTTTACGTGGCTTTTAAAAAGGCGATAAATGGCGGAAAGAAGATCGTTATCAAATTTGACACTGATCAACCGATATCTATGTCAACAAGAGTCATGAATCCTTCATTCGGAGAGATTATGGATGAGTACGGCAAGCACATATTCCAAGGTAATCTCAAACTGGTAGATGTACCAAAAGGAGTTAAAGATTTGATAGTTAACTATATAGAAAAATATAGCAAGTTATGAACCTAAAGACTTTCATATTTATGATGCTGACGTTCAGGGAAATATATCAAATCCCAAGGAACATACAAACATATTTGAGTATAACGATGTGGGTGTTGATAGCATGGATGATCTATAGCTTAGTGATATTGATATGCGCGTTGATAAGATAATTGACTTGGTCATAATCTCCCATAGGGATACATGCCCGTTCTTGTCAAGGGACGGAGATAAGATGTGTAAGCATCTAAAGGATTGTGATATGGATTGTGATTACATGAGTAGTTTTATCGAGAAAATTAATAACATGAAATATGAGAATAGGTGATGTAATATATGATAATGATACCGTATTGATAGCATCAGCTAGTTTCAATAAAGAAGAACCATGCAAAGAGTGCTTCTTTTATGACGGGCATGAATGTCAATCAAATCGTTATATAGAATGCTGGGATAAGAGCATCAATAAAGATCTTATTATGATACCATTTGAAAATAATAAGGTACAGGATAGTAAGATGATGGATCATTCATCTAAAACAGTGACAAGCAAAACAGGTAAGGATCTTTTATCAGCCTTAAGTAGACTATCGTCAATTACCGGTGATGAGACTAATGATATGGCAGATACAGCATCACGAACTTTATTCAGCTCATTAAGCATGCTGGATATTAATAAAAAATGGTAATTATATACCTTGCAAAATATCGGACATAAAAGACTTGGACCTAAGGGCTGATAACAAAAGAAGGATAGGATGATAATCGCCTATCCTTCTCTTACTTTAATCAAATATCTTGCCGCCAAAAGAGATAAAAGACTCTCTTGATTTAGGTATATTCCTGATATTATATAACGTTTTCTCAAATCCCTTCCTAGTCATATAAACCGTATTCCTGATCCCGGTATCCGTATTGTATCTGTAATGTGCGTAACCCTTCTTCATAACATTCTCTGTTAATATCCATTCTCTTTTATTCTTGTAAAAGAAACCTTGCTCTTGTAAAAACTCTCTTAACGATCTTTCCGCTATATCACATCCATGAGACTCAAGTTCTCTCCTAACATCACGAATCAACATATCATCACCTTTGTCATTGGCCATAATAGCTGTTTCAGCAAATCCTACTTTGGGAGCTTGTTCTTTGATAATATTGTCGGATATTCTCTTAGCCTCCTCTGCCGCTTTCTTAGCTTCAGCTAACGCCTGCTTTTCTTTCTCGGATACCAACAACGCCTCTAATGCTTCTATGTAATTATGTGGAAGATTCTTTTTTATGGATGCCTCCATTTCGTTAAAAGCATTCATGTACTCCAATTTAAATTTTATAGCTTTGCTACCAGTAAACCCCATGACAAGTATAGTAAATCCATCCCTATTCATTACATATCTTTTGGATTTTCTAAATCCACCATTAGGTTGAGGTATGTCATCATAGCATAAACAAAACATTTTATGTAAATCCATTTTTGGATTACATTCAGTATCAATAACATAACTCTTTTCTAACAAATCATCTATAGATCTTATAACTTTGCTATGATCCTTCTCAAATTTAGCAGCTACTCTCAAGCTGTCTGTCAACACATCATTAGATTCATTAATAAAAACAAGATTATCCATAATATAAAAAAATAGGCTCAAAAGGAAATGTCGGATCTCACCTCGACAAATCCTAATGAGCCAAAAATATCTTACACATTGAATGACCTTGAAGTGAGATCCCGTCATTCATTGTTTCATGATGCGAATATAACCATAATATTTATGCTACAAACCGAAATAACAATAATTTATATTTATTTTGTATAATTTAATTTTGGCTATTTGAAGAATCCTAATAAATGCTTACATTTGCATTCATGAATAGAATATTTATTCCCATCCGTCCGAGATGGATAGATAGGAATACAAAAATAGCCAATCAAATTGTCTTAAACAATTGACTGGCTATTTTTTTGTCATACTATATCAGTTATCTTCCCCTGTCAAAGTACCAATTAGCGTCCTCCCCAGACTAGTCCTTATTTCTACCACCTAGGAAGAATCCCATCGTCATGCCGTTGGTCATCAACCAGTAGTCGGATGTCTGCTTAATATCCCTAGCCGTCTTGATATTATACCATTGCTTACCAAACGAGAACTTCATGAGCTGTCTCCACAACTTACTCTCGCCCTTGTACACACCGGTCTGGACAGTAGCGAACGGGTCCCAGTTCCGGGGATCGGTGAGATCGCCTAACTTCCGGGCCGTAACCAGCGGATCTTGCAGCATATCTATGGCGTTAAGCTCCATGAACGGGGATGTCTGGGAAGCGATCTCATTGATCGTCCTGAACCCGATATAGGTAATGAACTGCCCGAACCAGCTATCCTCATTATCCTCCCTATATCCCATCAAAGCCCTTCCTATGGCTATCATCGTAGCGAATACTGCCATATTGATAAGCGATCGCTTGATATTGGTCTGCTCATAAGGATTAAGACTATGATATTCTTTCAGCACGTCATGTATTTCCTTCATCCTGCCTTCTGACATCATATTATAGATATCTCCGGCGAATCTCCATAACGTTCTCATATATCCCTCCTCGAACTGGTTGGTCTGGAAGTTAAACCCGGCTTTTTTGTATGCCCGTTGAATGGCAAGTATAAACCATCCACGATGAGGCAGCACCATGTTAAGGATCGCGTTCCGGCTAGCCCCCACCCGGTTCTGCTCGTTCAGGGCGCCGTCGCATATCTGCACCATACTCCTGACCCTGCTGGACAATGTAGGTATGTATCGGTCTATAATATCCTTATTAGCCTCGTTTTTAGCCACGATCTTCCCGTCCTTGACATTTACTAAGTTCCATATGGAATAATCCCTTAAACGCTCCCAATTACGTTTAGCTTCATTAGCGGACATATTCCTGTCCTTCATCATCATCTCCTTGAAATTAGAATATGACCAGAACTGACCCTCATACAGGCGAGTGTCATCCATCACCGAGATAATAACCTGCGGGTCCAAAGGAGAGTTCAAAACCTCCATCATCTTAAACGGCAGATCCCGGAATAAGGTTCTCCAGATCTTGTTATATGCCGCCGATCTTACACGGTTACGAACGTTGAATACGCCTAGGGCCTCACCGACAACATATAACTTATTGGTACGATTTATGTCCCCGATCTCAGACACGTACGTACTTAACTGTTTCTGGGCTTCTCTATAAGCGTATTTCATGGAGTCCTTGCTTATGTACTGTCCTACCATACCTTCCAAAAGGAAGTTGGCCTGCCCGGTAAGGGCACCGGTAGCCGCCACGAATGGGGAGAAGCCTAAGTTGGATTTGGACACAAATTCGGTGAACATAAGAGCCAGCTTATTAAGATCGACCTTATAATTGCCTATATTCCATTCAGTCCGCTTATTGTTTATCCTAACGTCATAGATACTGGCGTTAACCCAGTCCTGAAACATCCTGTAGGCATGAGTGGCTTCCGGATTCTTTCCCCCATCATATTGTGTCTCAAGCATCATATTCCTATATCCCATAACATCATCCAAAGCAGCTCTCTTATACTTATAAGATGCCGCCTGAAGGGATAGCATGGAATAGGAGTACGCGAAGTCATGGGATACGTCATCGGCATTCTCCAGCTTGCTCAGATAGTACTTGGGGATCATGCGATATTTGTTATCGTTCTCATCAAGCCCTCCTAAGTCTTGTCCTTGACCATGTATGGGATCATCAACCCTCTCGCCAACAATATCACGTACGGCGTTGCCGATGGCCGCCTTGGGATCGATACCGGCCTGCACCATCCTCTCAACTCCGACCTTGGATATTTGTGGTATCTGGTAGATATTCCTGAAACGCTCATCATAATCCTCCATAGCCTTACGGCTTATGTTAAGCAATTCCTTCCTCATCTCCCACTTATCCTTGTTGATCGTGGCCTCCTCTCCTTCCTTGGTAATACCGTATTTTTTGAAGAAAGCCTCATTCTTGTACTTATCAAATCTAGGAGTATGATATCCATAACCTAGATCGGGATTATAATTAGGATTCCGGAAGGAACTCTCGAAATCAGCCTCTTCTAGCCACTGGTTATTGATCGACAAATCGATCATATTAATATCGAACCCGAAACGGGATACGCTCTCTTCCTTTGGTATACCATTTTCCATGGCATCAAAGAACTCGGATACCTTATACGTACCGTTATTTATCTTCCTAACGAAATCAGAATATCCCTTGGGAGAGTATTTTCTCATATAAGGATATAGCCGGGTTCTGGCGTACTCGATAAGTATACTATTAGCCTTACCCATAGCTATATCATTAGCCAGCTTATCACTGAAATCAGAACCGTATTTTTTTCTAAGGAACATTGTCTCCATGGATGTCCATGATGGGTTCTTCTGCGACAGCTTGGCGGCCATCCTATCTACCTGACTCCGGGAGCGGGCGGACATATGTTCCTTGGCGAATTTAATCTCATCCATTCCCTTGTCGTATGTCACGGCGTCTCTTAGCGCGTTAAGGTAGGAATCTGTAACGCCACTCTCCACCGTATCGGGCATATTCATCTCAATATCCTCAGCGGAAGCGGCGGCGTTAATAACACTCTTGGCCTCGGCCAGACTGTCGTATAGCTCGTTTATTTTCCTTAACGAGGCGGATCCACGCAACCTATCGAAATCATATTCCCCGTATCTCGTGCTATCCCGGTACTGGATAAGCAAAGGTCTTAACTGATCGTTGATCTCATTTATTGTTGCCATCGCCTCCTCTACCTTCTCTATCCTTGATGATGATGCAGATTGCTCCGTGATCTTATCAACCAGATTCTTGTAATAATCAACCTCCTCGGATCCCCACATATCCTTAGAGAAACCAAGATGACCGCCAGCTAGCAGGAACTCAAACGCCGCCTTACCGCCCTCAGACCGCTCTATCCCACGCAGTATCTCCTTAAACTCGGCGGAAGCCTTACGACCCTCGTTGGTATTCCCGAACTCCTCGGCCCATGCCTCATCCCATGCCTTGATCTCCTCTGACATCATCAACGCCTCGGACCCCGCCTCCTTTGGTGTCCCGTCGGAATACCACTCGCTCTTGGCTATAGCCCTGTCACGAAGGATATCCAGATAAGATCTCCAAGCTATAGGGTCAGATTGGAAAGCGGCCCAATCAACCTTCTTGTTCTTAATGAACTTATCCATAGCAACATACCGGCTTCTACGGATACGGGTCATAAAATCGGACGTGGCTTGTGATACCCTACGCCCTAACCTCTCCTCGACCTTCTTATTGACATTCTCTATCTTATCATAATACGCTTGAACCATAGGCTTCTCACGATTCTCATCCAACCACCTATTTATCGTATCCAGATATCGTTGCTGGTCCTCGAATGTCATGGCCGAGATATCAAAATTCTGGATACTTGGCTTGAATATATGATACACTTCCTTTGTAATAGGCTTATCCCCATCATACCCTACGATATCATCACGAGTCTTGACCTTAAGCCCCTTATCAGATAAAAGTGTGTCGATAAGTTGTTTCTCGGTCTTACCCGTAACCTTTTTAAGATCATATATATCAATAATAGCTTTCGCCTGCTCTGTCCGATACAGTAAATCGTATTTGGCGAAATCACGGGACGAGTCAAGGTAATCAGAGTTCTTACCGTTTATCTTCTGTATAAGATCCTCATTATCCTTTATCCCCCATCCACGCTCTTTCATCATCTTGGTCATCTTATTGATATTAGCCACGCCCTCAACATGAGCATCGTTATAAGCCTTGGCAAGACGTTGCCCTAACATGCCTAAGATAGCGTTCCCGCTATGTTCTAACGTCCCGAAAAACCGGGACATGACATTGATATCCTTATGGATGTTATTTATCAACCTCTTTATCCCATTCCAATATCTTTCCGGGATATTAAACATCCGGAGCTGTCCATCCAGCCAATCCTCGTTACGATCGCTACGAAGGGCGTTTATATCAGACATAGATGTCTCAGCCATCCGCAATATATCATCCATATCCTCTACCATGCCAACCTTGTTGTTGCCATAATAATCCGCCGCCTGATTATTGACGAATCCACGAAGATTCCTGATTAACGGTACTATCTCCCCATATACGTTATCGATAACCTGTATCGTCTCATAATCCAATCCCTTGTCGCTCTTACGCAAGCTACTGGCAACCGTAACCAAATACTCCACCTCAGCCTTGGCGGTCGCTATGACACTCTTGGTGGATAACAGGTTGTTGTTTTTATTAAGCTCACCCCCGACTTGTCTCACCTTCTCGCCTATATCACGAAGAAGGGAGATACTCTCACCGATCCTCTGGCTTTGGCTTGATCTCATTCTCTGTAATCTAGCGTACAGCCTTTCTAAGGATCTTCCGTTCCTGATCAACTTATTAGCCACATCAACATCCGATAATGAGTACATGAGATGACCATTATCTTTCAACAGAAGCACGTCAAAAGCGCTTGGATCATCCGCTAACGCCGACTCCTTTATCCTGTCAAGTACCTTGTTTAAATCCGATCTTTGGCTGGTAAAGAAATTACGTATGGCTCGTATCATCCTGCCAAACAAAGAAAGCTGGGCGTCCTCGGACGATGCCAGATCCTCCACCGCCTGTTCCATGCCCGGCACGAACCGCTGGGCCAGCGTCTTACCTAGGATCTCCCGCTTCACCATCCGATCCAGCTCCTCTCCTTGGTACTCCTTCCCATACACCTCATAGTAACGACCAGCGAACTGATTCCATAACGACGTGCCAACGACAGAATCCAGCACCTCGTCAATCTCCTGCTGGTTACGATAAGTATCGATCAAGAAGTGAGCCACCTCCTCATTAAGATCCTCTACCGTAGCCCCCTCAGCCAATGCTATCACGCCATTAGCCATATCGGATAACGCCCTAGCGGAAGGATCTACGCCATTACGCATCTTATACTTATCCATATATTCGGACATACCCATCACACGGATACCTAATGTGGATAAGATGTTGGTTATATCGGTCCTGTTTTGAAGATCTTCTGCCTTCTCGTTCTCAATAACGCCACGGACATTACTCCCATATAAGGCGTTATCCTCCATCATCAACGACAAGGCTAGCTCCATGAATCCATCATACTTGTTATTAAGTTCCTCGAACCGCCCTTGCCTTAACATGCCTTTAATCTCAGACCTGCTTACCGTGACCTTCTCCCCGGATGTCGTGATAAGATCAAGATCGTCGCTCACCTCCGTATCAAAACCTATAGAACCCAATACGTTCATCTCAGAGGACTGACTTCCAAACCTATTCCTTAGCCTAGACAAGGCATCCATAGCGTTATAGATCTTAAGACCATCGGAGTTGCCGGCCCCTGTAAGATAATACCTATCCCCTAGCCTTATACGCTCCCCGCTCAACAGACCTTTCTTGATAAGGTAATTGACAAACCCTCCGCGGGTACTTATATTAGAATCTGAGCTGATGCCAAGGACCGGGATGAACGAATCACTGTTGTTAAGGGTTATGGAGGACGAGCCAAAGGAGATGTCAGCCGTACCGGACGGGACGTCGCTCTCCTCGACACTGCCGGCCAAGAACCCGGCCTCGATCCGCCCGCCGGACGAGCCTTTTATGGCGTTGGCGTAAGTATCATATACCTTGCCATCATCCGATCTAAAGAACAGGCGAGGCTCACCGGAATCATATACCAATCTTGAAGATGGAGGCGTATAATTCTCGATATCATTTAAAGACAAGACATTACCAGAAAATATGATCTCCCCATCTATATTTCCGCCCTTCACCCTGATATTAGGTCGTTGCCCGGTAAAAGCGCTTTCCACGGCCTTCCATAACATACGGGCTGTCTCCTTAATATCTATATTCTCCCTGATAGCCCTTATATCATCCCATGACGCCTCTTTCAGTATCGTATCGCCAATATTATCCTCGTTTATGGAATCCAGATCCACCTCCTGTACCGTGGACGTATCTACCACAGCCATATCATTGACATCACCTACCTCTCCGGGAGTAAGATAAGCCACGACATTGTCGCTATCCCCAAGGCTTCTGGCCAACGCCGGGGTATCCATATCGCTTATGGCGGACAAGACCTTGGCTGACATAAGCTGCCCCCACTCGCTAGCGTTAAGTTTGGCGCTTATGGATCTGGCCGCCTCTTTATTCCTTGGCACGGATCTAGTCCAGTCTCCAAACTTGGACCTGAAATTATCATTATAAATGGTCATATAAGCCTCAGCCGCCTTATCAAGGTTACTTACGGTAGCTATACCCGCTATCTTATCGAACAAGGTAGATACCTCGCCGGAAGGAGTCAAGACACGGGTTATCTTACCCTCCTTATTCCTTTTAATTACACAACTTGACATAAACAAATGTTTTTCACAAAGATAAATAAAAAAGCCCCTACAAGTTAGTAGAGGCTAATATTCTTATATATACCATATCAATCTGCCGTCCAGTAAGTATTCCCGTCCGCGAATTTACCGACACAATGACCGGCAAAACCGGCTATATACGCTGCATGTTCATCCTCCCCGACCTTAAATCCAAGCGACATATTACAAAACTGACATACACTCATGGCTACATGAAATGACTCATGGCAGGTATTTTTTATCGTTATATCATCATCGCTCGAAAAGTTCCAAAGTATAGCGAATCGACCATCATCATCCCTATCCTTTACCAAATTCACAAAAGACGCTTCCTTGTCCATATCCTCCTTATTTCCCCATTCCCCATTATGCTCAGGTTCCATATTCTCGAAACGATCACACAACGTCTTATAATCTAATCCAACCGTGATAATCAAATCCAACGGATATATCACGAAATCAAATTTCTTTTCTCTCATAATCCCCTTAATTTTTCTATAACCTCAAAACACATCTTGCACTCAATCCTACGATACAACTGCCTTACGCCATCTACCGTAACCCAATAACGATCACCATCACGGTGCAGGAACTCACTCATAACCTTGGTATCAGCCACATCATGTAAATCGTATGAACTGAAACATAACTTACATATATCGTCAAGATCAAAATAAGTAACCTTATTATACGACATACAACGGATTTGTCTTACATCAGGAATCTGAACATCGAAAACATTTATCTTCTCCATATTAAAAAAATAGAGGGATACCGATCCCATCACAGACCTGTATCCCTTTATAATAAATTAGCGATGAAAAGCATGGTGATGGACATGCGCCACAAATGTAATTACAAATTTTGTAAAAACAAAGCAGTTCCATGGTTAAATGTCCCTGATGAACCGCACACTATAACGGCTGCCCTTACTGCCGCCGTTCACGCTGCCATCTTTGAAGTACACGCGATGCCCGCTGTTGGAGTCAAACTCTGAGCTAACCCAATAGGCTTTGGATGGACTGAGTTGTTGTCCACCAATAGCCGATAATGCGTTATTGACACTCGTCAAGTTCATAAATATTAACGCAAGTTGAGCGCATGATGGGATATACCAATCATCATATCCTTTAGCGTCAGCACTAGCTAAGAACGTATTAAGCACATGGCCAATTGTCGCATAGGAAGTATAAGACCCACCACCGGTAGTTATTCCTTTTAATATCTCTGAATTGGATTTTCCATTCCAATCAGATAAAGCCCCGCTTGTCCAGGCAGTAATATTTGCCGAAAGGTTAGGGGTACCATTGTATGAACCCGACTCCGGTTTTAGGTAACCTCTAATATCACTTCCATCTACTTTGTCATAATTTGTAATGCCGGTCTGATCCGTATCATATCCACCCCAATAAAAAATGGAAGTGCTGTCCTTCCCGGCTCCGGCTGTTACATAGCTTTCATTAAGATCCTCATATTTCTCAATCATAAATCTCTTACCTTGAGCGTTAAGGACAACGCCTATACAATTATCGGAAGGTGCGTCCGTTATGCTTCCATCAGGACGGACATAAGAAATAAGGCAAGTACCGTTGCGCTGACACGGAGCGTCACTCTTCAACACCCCATACACCCGATTGTCGCTAGTCAGCCACCGTTTCCCGTCGCTCGTGATATAAGCTTGCCTACATCCCTCCTGATTCACCACAAGCGTCTTTTTAACGCCTTTGGGGGTTGTTATCTCCAACTCAAGGGTACGGTCAAGACCTTTGTTCATTACCGAGCCAAAAAAAACGGCGGCGTTACCGTTCCCGGACCCCGGGCTGACGGTCAGATGCTGGTCCGTTACCTCGCCTACCCCGTCCTTCCAATTAATATTCAAATCACTCATAATTATGTCTTTTAATTATCATCTACCCACAAAGATAATAAAACAAGAGAACCCCAACCGGCTTTAGTCGATCGGGGTTCTAGCACATGATATTAATACGATTATCGTCTCATCATCTTCAATACGGTACTAGCCGCAGCTTGCGCCCATGTCCAGCTGTCATTAGATGTTACGTCAACCGTCTGTTGAGTACCATTTACATCCAAGTTAATAATCCCCTTGTCAAGCTCGATAGTAGAGTCTCCAGCGGCTTGAGTTACCGTCACGTTGGCTGCCCGACCACCATCGGCGGTTACTTTCAATGTAGCCGTCAGTTCACCGATCGTGACGTTGGCCGGTACGTCCGAGATCGTGATGCTCCAAACGAACTCGCCATCGGCTCCGGGGTCGTCGGCGATAACCGCTCCGTTAGCCGTAGTCTTTCCAGCCGCCGTGTAGTTATCCGGGAGCTGTAACGTAAGCCCGTTCTCCTCAGCCGACGTGACCGCGAACGTAAGCCTAGTACTGTTAGACTTACCGGTGATGGTAACATTACCACCTGTCTTTTGTACGGAAGCGTTAGGGCTGTCTGATCTTACCTCCTCAGCAGCCGCTGCCTGATTAACTACCAACGCCTTCTTAGCCCCGCCGTTCGTGGTGACTGTAAGGTTGATAGCGCGTCGAAGACGACCGGTGTGTTTCTCACCGGAGAAATTAACCGCCTGATCTCCTGATCCTGATACCGGGTCGACGGTTACGAAACCAAATTTTTGTGATGCCATATTCAAATGATTTAAAAAAATGTCTTTTTATTATGCCAAAAATAATCTATATTTAATTACACGTCAAATATAGGGGGGGGTAGATACGACTAGCCCTGTACAACCTCAACATACAACCCTACTAAGTCCTTTAAATTATGACTAAGAGGAGTTCCACTATCCCTTGTGCATTTATACACGTCAGCGTTCTGAATGTAATATTTATCCTTAAATATCTCCATAGGAGGGAAATAAGGGATAGGATCACCTATAGTCCCGACATGCTCCTTGTCAACAACCTTATATAAGGAGGCCGTACTGAGTCCAGGCTCCCATTCTGACGATAACGTATGAGGCTGGATAACCTCGTAAAGGATATCCGTATCCTCCTTAACTACCCTAAGACAAAATCCGGTATCCACGGATAGCCCGAACTCCGCTCCTTCTTGTCCCCATATAGGAAATAGGACCTTAACATCCAATTTCTCGTTGGATGATAAGGATAAAGATTTGTTATTAACCAACATCCTAGAAAACTCGACAGCTACTTTTTGAGGATCGAGAGCATCCTTCTCCTTCGCCTGTTGCTGGATGTACGCCGTGGTAACACTTACCTTATCAGGATAGCCGGACTGAACATCGACAGCTCTCACCTGTTCTACGGTAGTGGCTATACTGATCTGCTTTTGCTTGTCCCCTAACGCCGTTGTCAGATCGTTATCGTACTTATCCATCATCCCGATCAAGATCTTGCCTTCCGTCATATCGAACTCCAGACCCATAATCGTTATCTTACCTACTATAGCCCCATCAGCCAAAGCGCTACGTCTGTCATATTCAGGAATATAAATATCTTGATCATCCAAGAAAAACTCATGGAGATTTTCAGTCTCATAAGATCTCAGCTCCTCATATTTAGCCGATTCCTCCTCGTTAAGAATCCTCGACTCATCTAGCCTAGCTTCAATGATCTCCTTAACCGTGGCTTTAGGATTAGCTTCCTTGAACGCCAATTGCTCCTCCCCCAGCTCTATCCATGGAATCGGATTGCCATTAATATAATCATCATAGCTATTACCCTTAGCGTAATTATCATCAAGAGGTTCGTCTAAAACCAACATATTGGGATATATTTCCCTGTTTATATATGTATATGCCATAATCTATTCTTTAATCTTGTTCTTTAACGGCGATGCTATACTTGCCTGAAGCGTAACACCAGATATTTATCTCGAAAGGCTTGTTAGCTGTAGTGGTTATAGAAGTACCACTCATGCTTACATAAGCTCCTGAATTTGGTATGGCTTGAGTAAAGACAGCAGACGGGACACACCTGATCATCAGCTCCTCTCCTATCTGCATACCTGACGCCACGGATAGGGTGGTAGCCGCTGATAGCGTGGCCGTGATACTTCTCTTGGTGATAGGCAGGTTGGCTAATGTCGTGACCGTATTAACTCCTATAAGCCTGTTCACGGTCTTCTTATCGGCGGCCGCCATCAATCCATTAGTGGATTCGTTGGCCACGGCATATGTCGTGTTAGGAGGGGTAGCCCATGTACCATCTCCACGCATAAAATTAGAGGTGCTACCATTAAGCTGTCTCAATAAGCCGTTGGCGGAAGTGGAGGCCAACCCGTACGTGGTATTGGTAGGCACGACCCATGTTCCATCGCCACGAAGAAAAGACGTCTGTTTCCCCGCTGCGGGAGCCGGGACCAATCCCGCAGCACCAGCCGCTGAAGCCGTAGCTGCCTTCATATTGGCGTAAGTGGTATTAGTGTCTTTATAATAAGGGACACCACTGACAATAGGACAGGCGGTATAGCCAGAAGCGCTGGTTACCGTACTCCCGTTCTTTACCAGACCTGTAGACCCGTTAGCTCCTACAACACCATACGTCGTATTAGTGTCTGTCCAAGGCACATTAACATACATCTTTCCGCTACTATCCAGCTCTACCGGATAATTCTTGCCATTCTCCGCATATCCGATCATTACCAGCCCAAGGGTCGATGTATTGGCCTTGGCGTATGTGGTGTTTGGAGGTGTCTGCCACGTTCCATCGCCACGAAGATACTTACCTTGCGCTCCGGCGGAAGGTGCTGGCACCAAACCGGCCTTTCCCGCATCGGAGGAGGTAGCGGCTCCCATATTGGCATATGTCGTGTTGGTATCTGTCCACGGGACGTTAACATACATCTTTCCGCTACTATCCAGCTCTACCGGATAGTTCTTTCCAGTTGCAGAGTATCCGATCTTAACAAGACCCAACTTGTCGCTCGTGGCTTGGGCATAAGTCGTGTTATTATCAGTCCAAGGGACATTCACGTACATCTTCCCATTAGAATCCAAGGATACGGCGTAATTCTTTCCACTAGTAGTATAACCGATCTTAACCAATCCTAAAGTATCAGCCGTGGCCTGATTATAGGTCGTATTATTATCTGTCCATGGGACATTAACAAAAGCGTTACCAGAAGCGTCAACCTGTAACTTATAGTTCTTGCCAGAAGTCATGTATCCTACCTTTACGCCACCTAAGGTGGAGGCCGCCGCCGTAGGTGGAGCGAAGGTGCTAGGTTTGCCGGTCACTCCAGACCATGGCACAGATGACGCCGAACTTGCCGTATAAGGCTCGTAACCATCCTCGGTATTCAACTTACTATCATCCTTGACCAGATACATCTTATTCGTGGCCGTTACCTTAACCGTGTCCCCGACCTGAGCCGTGGCTGTAGTAAGTTTAAACCTTGCCGTATCATCAGCAACCACGACCATTCTCTCTAAGGCTGCTTTAGGCAACCTGTCTATATCAATGGTACCGGACGTGATCTTAGAGGCGTCGAAGTTCGACAATGTCGTGGAGATAGTAACATTACTTCCAAAGTCCGATGAGACACTACCGCTAACAGCCCCGGACAGCACTATAGTCCTAGCTGCCTGTAATTTTGTGGCGGTAGGAGCGTTATCCGTCTTAAGAGCGTATTTGGAAAGATCAATATCATTAGCCTTATCCAAAAGCTGCTCTATCTGCTTGCCATTGTATTTACCTTGAAAATCTTCCATATCATAATTATTTTCGCTCAAATATAGCTATATATATACACACCAAGAAATATAGGGGGGGGGAGATACGGGTAGTGTTAGAAGCTACCGTCCCCATGCAGGAATCCGCTACGGAATATAATAGTCTTGTCTCTCAGCTTCTGGACAGACCCCCATTCCCATTCACCCTCGCAAGGCTTAATGACATACTTATTCCCCCATGTCTTGAATTTCCTCTCTATAACGAACATCTCCGAGTCTTTCAAGACATGGAAGATACTCCCTACAGGGAAGTACTTATCCATCCTTAATATAACACGATGATGCTTCTCGTCATATTCAGGATCACCCACGATATGTGCTTTATAAAACTGGAAATCGTTTAACGTCCGATCCACAGGCTCTATCCAGTAATACCCCTTACCCATTGCTGTTTGCTATTTAATAATTATATTTGCGAAAGAATAGTAATTCATAAGGTTTTAGGTAATTTTCAACCAAGGGGAAAGGGTGTCCGTGAGGATATCCTTTTTTCATTCCCGCCCGCCCTGCCTATGAACAAAAGATCTACTCCTGACAAATGTAACGATAATAAGATACTTGACAAAAAAAGAAACCCCATCGGTATTCTATCGCCGACAGGGTTCTTCCAACGTTGTATCAAATCATATCATCTCACTCCATTTGATTGTATCACCGACGAAGCACCGCACCGCCAGATACCTTACGAACGCCGTCCCTTCCGGAGCGTCAGGGTCTTCCAGATAAGCCAATACAGCCTTGACTATTTTCTGGTCGCAATCCAGTACCTTAGGAAAGTAGTCGCTATAAAACATAGCGAACAGATATTGGACATCTCCCCAAGTGGCGTTATCAGGTTTCTTGGCCCCGCATTTATCGAACATCTGCTTAGCATCCTCCATCGTCCATCTTCTCTTGGATCCGTCAGCGTTAAGCATCTTGTCGGCGGCTTCCCTAGCCAACTCCTTGGAAAAGTGATATCCATGGGTGTCTATGTACCGCTTATAATCCGGGTCATCAGCGTCTGCTCCTCAGTAGTAACGACTTCTACGACCTCTACGCATGTAAGGATCCATGCTATCGTACTCATCACGGATGTCGCGCTCACCAAACCATCCCTTACGATACATCTCATCCTCCCGCTCATGATGTCTTTGACGTTTCTCAAGCTCCCGCTCGTTACGTTCCAGCTCCCTCTCACGTCTCTCAAGATTACGCTCACGACGCTCCAGCTCCTCCATCATCCCGTCACGATCCTTGCCATAATGGTCATATACCCCGCCATCATAACCCATGTACGTGCCGTCAGAACGACGGGAGCGTCCTCTACCGCCTCTTCGATCATAGATCTCATCATCATATTCCTCTTGGCCATTGCCTAAATCTATAACTCTCATATTAACCTAATTTTTTAATTAACAACTCTTTTAACTCATCGAAAGAAGACCCCATCCTATCGACCTTCTCCTCAAGATTCTTAATCTTTCGGTCTTGATCCTTAGTCTGCTTAAAAGTGGGATTGATATCTTCCAAGATACTGTCGCATGCCTCTATGATCTCCTTATTCTTATCCACGCTATTCACGATATCCGTACTGGTTCGTTTCATGGCGTTCAGGTGGTTCATTATCGGATCCACGGAGCAGGCTAGCGTAATGCCGTTGGCCATAGCCACGTTCTGATTCTCTGGAACTACGTATGTCATGGACTTCCCGTCCACCTCTATAGTAAGATCCATAACCCGATCTTGCAACTGCTGATACTGACCTAACTGGGACTGGGCGAACCTAGGCTCCGAGACGTTAACCACCGTACCCATAAAGAATTTAGGAACCCCTGAGGTGTCCAACGTATAAACCTGATATCCTTTCTTTAAATCCTTAAACATAATAACGATCTTTTTAAATGGGAGGGAGGTTACCCTCCCTATTCTTTCTTAGTAAATTCATGCGCTAGGGGCGGTAGCCGCCGTAGCCGTATGACCTAACATCCTAAATACCCCGGTGCATTTGTTATAATACACAAGATGCTCGGTGTAGGCTCCTACTATAGGATCACCAGAAGCCACGGGAGTCGTAATATCCTGTCCTGTCATATGTGCCCCAACCTTATCCACTATAGGTGTCTTGTTAACGATAACCCCGGCGTTGGATACCGTAACAGGAGTGGTGGTGGATAAGCCAGACGGAAGAACGATCGTGGCGGGATAACTAGCCTCTGTCTCCGTCACCGGATGACGGACTTTCCATAACAATATTCCTTCCGGAGGTAGTGAGTTCCACTGACACGGATTGATGCCAAAATCAACCGTAGGTTCGGCCGCAGAAGCGTCAGATACCTTTCCAGTAGTGGCTACTACCGGGATGCCTCCCCTGTCAAGACGGGAGGAGGCGAATGAACCGATCATATATCCTCTGAAATCAGCCATATTGTCCCCCTTTCTTATAATACGGCATTAGTAGTGCCGCAAGCGCATCCACATTCGTTAGCTACCCTTACGGTAGGAGTATAGCAACAACCCGGGTTCTGTACGACGTAAGCCGGAATCGGGGCCTTTGGAGCTAACTGACTAACGATGTTCTGTGTCTGTTGTTGGGTGATGGCGGAAGTAGCCAAAGCCTGTTTCTCCTCACGAAGCTGTTGGATAGTATTCTGCATCTCACGCATCTCAAGTTGACAGAACTTGTCATTGATAATCTGGGTCTGAGCGTCAATCTTAGCCGCCAATACATTGGTGTTGGAATTAGCTGACTGGATGATATTATTGAACCCGTTCGTCAAATTGTTCTGTAATACATTAGTTTGACCGGTAATAGCCAATTGGTTCTCATATCCTTGACGTGTAATAGAGTTCTGAATATTGCAACCCATCGTATCCAACGAATGTTGAACGTTATTGAATCCGCTAGCCATAGCGCTTTGTAAGTTGCAGCAGCAAGAGCTGATTTGGTTACCGATCTCACATCCTTGTTGCTGTACGGCGTTAATAACGGCCTGAGAAGTCATACCTACCTGACCAGCCACCTTATCAATAGCGCCTTGTACGTTACAGATAGCGTTTTGTAATTGAGAGGTAGAACAGTTAAGGGCGTTAGAAATCTGATCAATAGCGCTTCTGTTACCTTGGATAGCCTGCATCAATAGCTCACGGCCATAGTCGTTGTTCAATTGAGCCGGAAGACCGTTAGCGCAACAATCATTTCCATTACCACCAAAACCATTTCCGAAACCACGTCCGCCCCATAACCAGAATAGGACGATGATCCACAACCACCAGCCGTTAGCCCCTCCGAACTGGTCTTGGTTGTTACGACCGTTCATCAACGCAGCGACTAAATTCGGATCCATCTTATTACCACCCAAAAGGCTGGTAAACATACCCGGAATCATAGATAATAAACCATTAGCGGCGCTACCGCTCCCGGAACCCATGCCGTCTAACAGCACGATTTTGTCTCCACTTGTACCCATGTCTATTTATTTTTGAATTAATAATAACCCCACCTGATGGCGGGCGTTACAAAGTTCAAAAATTAACAGGCCTAAGATCGTGATATGTGTCATCATCAAAGCACGTCATGTCTTGTAAATGGGATTAATAAGAACCGATACAAGACAAAAAAATCCGGAGCGTATCACTACGACCCGGATTCATCGCAAATCTATAAAATCCAATGTTTCAATGCTCGAAAGAAAACGTCTCACGACGTCAAAGAGAGATTAACTACACGAAAAATCTCGCATCAACTTATTTGTATTAGCAGTGTATTCATTAACTATCTTACTGGATGAGGGATTATCCTCTATCCTTGACAGGCGGTTATCGTCACTCCTTACCGTAACATCACCCATCCTTCGTACCACGCTTTCTTGATATGATGATGGATCGGAGTATATAAGATCATCGACGAACCTATATATTGATCCATCAACCGTCTCACCTATCTTCTCATATAAGCCGGATTGGAACGACACGAAATCATCATACCTCCCACGAGCCAAGAACGAACCGTCCGGTCTCGCCTCGACGCCGCCGTTGACCTCCCGGAGCAGACCCGGATTCCTTTGGTACAGATACCTATAAAACCCGGCATCCATCATCCTGTCCTGTCTATCCAGATAGAAAAGGTTTCTCATGCTGCTGTCACTAGACTCAATAGCCACATCAAACAACAGATCTATTACCTGACCATCCGGCAACGACATCTCTATGTTTTTTAACGTACCTCTGTCATGGTGATTCAAAGATACATTATAAAATCCATTAAAATCAAGGAAACGTAAGACATTATTATATAAATCCGATTTTTTTAACCTTTCCTTGATCTGGATCTTCCTCAACGAGGTACAGGATTTGATAAAATCCCGATCCTTTCCCTGCCTAGCCTCGTATCTCCTGAACTCCCGATCAATATCGACATCATCCATCTTAGGGGTTACGGGATGCTGGTATATCAATCTGGTAAGGATCATGTTCTCAGTATTCGAGGATGAGATGTTGGACATAACTAGCTTCTTTATGTTATCCTTGATCACGTCAATATCGGATCGAGAAGCCCCGGCAGGAACCACGCCAGCCGGCAAGTACGAGGGCCGCTCTATCCCGATATCGGCCAACATCTCATAGGCCTGATCGGTGTCGGTTATCGGGGTCGTGTTATGGTATGTATTTCTACCTACATACAACATGTTCATGTCATACATATCGGAAGGAGATGTTTTCCCGGACCTTACATACACCATCCTATCCCCGGTAAAGTAAGTATCCTGAACCTCGTATATCGGATTCCCTTTCCCTGTTATCCTATCAAGATCGGAAATAAAGTCATCATATACCGGATCACCATTCTGTATAGAAGATAACATGACATCCAACGATGCCATAAGGTCACGGATATCCTCCGGCCTAGATATAACCATCTCATCGCTAATCGCCTCGCTTATATCAACGCCCATATCGGAAAGATCCATGGCTATGTCATATAGACGTCCGGCAACATCCTTGATGTCCTTAAAATCGTCCATATTGATCATTTCCCCAACCTTATCCCTTAGACCTTTCATGTCCTTAGGCATACTGATATACGGTATGGTGCTATTGGAATATGAGTCGGTAATCGTATTACCATCCTGATCCCTGACCTCCATACGGGTCATATTACGATATGTGTCATACATCCGATCGGCGTAATCCTGATCCTCCTGATACCGGAGCGCCAAGGAAGGGTATGGGACTGAGGCGAAAGCCTGATCGAACTCCCGGCGGTCGCTGATACCGCCTACCGCCCTCATGATCGTATCCCTTACCTCCATTGGATTCAAGACTCTTCTCTTTCCCAATGAATCATACACATCCTCATATATCATATAATCATCACCAAGGCCTGATTCGGAGGACAAGAAATATGTATCCTTCTCATTGAGATCCCCCTCAGACATAAAATCGACAATCCTCCTCATCATATCCCTTACCCGCTCATACTCCAATCGGTTAGTCATGATATTATCAATCTCATCAGCATCATACATCCCGGATCGTTCAAGATTATATCTGTTGATGAATATATCACCGCCGGAAAGGAAGTTAGATACGATCATATCGTTAAGATCATTGATATTATCAACGCCCAGGGAAGTAATGGTATTATTGATATCCTTAACCTCGTCAGCCATGAAATTACCCACAGCATAATTCTTTTGTTTGATAAAGGACATGACATCATCATACCTAGGCTCCCCATTGCTATCTAAGCCGTATTCTGATGGCATGGACATCCAATCGCCAAAGAAAGACACGAAGTCGGGGGAGTAGGCCGTACCCCAGACCGATAAGGCCTGCTTCTGGTCACCAAGCACCTCCATCGCCCTTTGGTATAATCCGGATGGTTGGTCGTTCGGGGCAAGGACATTATCTACCCCACCCTCCTTATTTTTTATAACATAACAAGATCTACCCATGTCTAAATCGTTTTGTTACAAAGATAAACAAAATCCCGCCTACTCTCACGAGCGGACGGGAGTCAAATAACAATAATAACAAACCTTATGTTTCTCCGAAAAATACAAATCTTTTTGCCGATCCTCACGGACAAACAAAAACTAAATCCTAAATAACAAAAAAAATGGAATTTATCGTTTAGCGAAAATATCCTTATCTGATCTATTCAAAACCTTACCTTTTAGCTCCAAGAACCTAGGCATCCACTCCCTAGATATCTTAGATACGATCCACTGGAATCCTTTAGGAGTCACATAGACAGTATTAGTGCCGTAGAACTCGTCATCATTACGATATCTGTAACGAGCATAACCGCTGTCTATCATCCTTTTGGGAAAGCAACCACCTCTTACCGGTCTTAGCGAAGAACTTCTTATCCTCAAGCAATATTCGAAGATTCTTCTCGGCTATATCATAACCATGAGCCTCTAGCTTTTCCCGAACCTCTCTGATCAACATATCTGTCTCTTGGGCTATTTCGGCTGTCTTAGCAAACTCAACCATAGGAACCTGTTCTTTGATGATATTATCAGATACCCTTTTGGCTTCCTCTGCCGCTTTTTTCGCCTCAGCTAACGCACACTTCTCCTTTTCCGATTTAAGTAAAGCCTCTAATGCCTCTATATAATCAGATGGAAGTTCATTCTTTGATGGCATAGAATAGGAGCCTGTTTTTCTAATAGAAGGAAGAACCTCCGATGTTACCCATCTTTTGAATTTCTTGGCAGATTCCATCTTAGATGACATAATCAAAGAATACATCCCTGATTCATTGATTAATTTGATCTCCCTAACAGCCTGATTTATAAGGGGGTTTATTTTAAACCCCATTGATTTACAATCACTTGTAAGAATGATAGAATCCTCATCATCAACAAACCTTTTTACAGCGTTCCCTAAGTTTTCATAACCAAGACATCTGGCTATGTCATTACCAACAAACCATGGATTGCTTTTCTCGTCTAATAATACTCTTACATCCCCAAAATCAGGATTCTCAAACAATTTTGAATTATCCATAATATAAAAAACAACGAGAGCCACCAGCGTCCGTTACTCCACTGATAGCTCTCATTTATCGCCTACGCCTAAGCGATATTAACATCTTCTTCTGGTCTAGCAACGGATAGACACCGCAAATATAGACACTTATTTTAAAACAACAAACAAATAGGAGATATTTTTACAAAAAATGTAATCAACAATCGCATTCCTCTGTCATATATAAAGCGTAATCATACCCATCCTCCATCATCATCACCACCTTCTTGATATCAGATAAAGTTAATTTCTTTATCTCCATATTCCTACTATCCATCCTGACGAAAGAGTCCTTGAACTCCTGCTTGGTTATGGCATCCAACCTAAATAGATTGTATTTTATAAGTAACTGGGTTACGTCAAATATCAAGATATTAAGATCAACATCACCTTTCAACTCATTAAGTAGATCGCGCATCATATCCTTAATAGCGTCAGTGTCAAGTTCCAGCTTCTCGGCTTCCCTCATCAACTTCTTAATGATGCCATTGTACTCGATTATGATATTAGCATTATCGTCATCAGTAGGCAGAAGTACATCCATCGTACATTTTATACCAACCTTATCACTAAGCCTTTTATTAAACTCAGTCATATAGTCAAAAGCCTGATCCCTGCTTAAAGCGTATGTATGATCAAGCAACTGCTTTTGTCTGTTATTGACAAAATAATGACTGGTATATAACATCATCAAGACCTTCACTCGCTGGATGCGTAGGTCTTGCATAATTTTCCGGTGTAAAAAAGCATCTAATTGCATAATATAAAGAGTCCCCACCGGGGCCATCACACACCCGACAGGGACCAACTTTTAAATATCTTACTCGTCAGGTGATGGACTGACACCGCAAAGATAAGATGAATAAATTTGCCTAGCAAGGATTTTCCGCTTCATTTTCCCCTGACACTACGTTTCCATCGGAAACCAAAGACTTGTCCTCGGCCGCCTTCGTAGGCGAGGCGAACTCCGATTGGGAGCCGTGCGGGTTGACGAACGGGGTCTCCGTATCCTCGAAGAACGTCTCATCCCTCCTAATACTCATCCTGAACTTAGGAGCTATGAAAGGATCGTTATTAAGATCAATATTGATCGTAACGTCATTCATCAAAATATCCTCCTTGGTCCTAGAATCGCCTATCCATCCTCTTACGTCAGCGGTCATAGGCATCTTGCTAGCGGCTTCCTTGACAGCCTTTAGCCGTCCCTTGATAACATCCACGTCTCCCGCCAACGGAATCATATATGTCTTGTTATCCAGCCCGGATCTGGCTATAGCGTTGTTAAGATCCATTATATCATCAATACTTACTCCACCACCTAGACCCTCTATAATCCTATCAGCCATCGATCCGATCATAGATGAGAATGATGATATATCCTGATTTTTCAATCTTACAGGGTACAGGTAATTTCTTCCATTTCCTGTCTTTATAGCTACAACCGGGATACGCGAATTTTTATAATCACCATACTTATCCCTGACGATAGCCGTACAGAACGGGAATATGTTATACTTAATATTATCTCTCATCGTAACCTCCCCGTTCTCTATATATCCTACGCTCTCGACCCTACCAACCGTCTCGTTGGTAAAATCATTCTCAGATACCATCAACGTACCATTATCATCACTTATGCTAAAATTAGGTCTTCCCGGCAAAACACTAGTTACTGCACCTACGAACGGTATATCAATCTCGCCAGCGACAGATCCTACATTATCCCTATACAACTCAAAGGCCATACTCCTTAAATCAGCGTTACTACCTTTTGAGTCTGGATCATTGGCCTTAAGCACCGAGACAAAATTACCATCATCATCCACGATCTTAATAACCATATTATTAACCAAATCACTACGGGCGGACTTGGTCTCGTCAGAATTAGGATCAACGACATAAAGGCTATTGTATTTATCATACAATTCCTTGGTATACGGATCTGACATATCCATCACAAACCTTACCGTACCACCCTTGCGAAGGCTAGCCGTTGCTTCCTGATTAACCGACTCATTATTAAACCCAAACGTATCACCCGTGTAATAAGGGACAATAGATCCATCCTGCCCCCTGCGATACACCATGAACCAGTTGGAGGTCGATAAGGCGGTCTGCCTCCCCAGTATGACACCGGTAGCGTTCTCGAAAGCCTGAGCGTCATCCTCGCTTATCATCCATCTTGAGTGGTTATTCGACTCTATAACAGTAAACATGTCGGTTCCGTTGGTGAAATCCATCACCCTCCCATTATCGGTGTCAGTGGCATCAGATCTTTTAAGCCCAAGACCATCCATAAACCTGTCAAGTCTCATTCCTCCTACCTCATAATACATGACTCCGCCAATCTCTCTCTTCTGGGCCATCAACACTACCGGATTCTGGGCAGCATTGGCCTCCGTCCTGCCGGTGGATGTTCCGGGTTCGCTCTCCGTGAGAACATCACCCATAGGTATAGACTTATCGTAATCCTTGACAACCATACTCCCATTATCATACAGCCTCATCCATTCCACGAATTGAAGAAGAGGATCATCAGAATAGTTATTGATAATATCAATAGCCTCATTAAGTTTGTCCTGATCAACCTCATTCCCGTTGTCAATATCATTCATAAGATCATTGTAAGTCTGTATAGCCCCCTTAACCTGATCCTGATCAAGACCATTAATGTTCATATCTATGATATCATCAATAGTATCCCTGATGTTATTTAAGACGTTATCATTGGTATTTAACCTATCTATCATTGACCTAATCTTATTAAGCCTAGCTATAGGATTATCGCCAAACCCATTTACAAGATCATTGATACGATCCTTGTTATTATCATATATCTGCCTCTCCCTAGGAGATAAGATATCCTCATTACCGTTCCATATCTTTATAGCTATATTATTGATTCTATCATCAGAAGGATTTATGATATCCTCATTATCAGGTACATTCTCAACGATACCGCCCTCATCAGCCTTGATATCATTCTCCATAGATCTGGCGATCATATGATTATAGGTCTTGAACATAAATGCCTCATCCTCTCCTATAAGACCATCTTGATAAGCCTTATCTATGGCCTGATCATTGGCATAAAGGGAGTTGGCATCAGGATCATCGGTATTCCTGAAATCATATTTACTATCATCCTCCTCATAAGTCTTTCCCCATACGTTTGACAAGATCTTCATGAACCCACGTTCCTGCGACCGTATGAATCTTCTGTCACGCATACGGCGAAGAGACTCATTTATATTCTTATAAGCCACAAGATTATGACGATACTCGCTAAGTAACGCCATAGCCTCTTTATAATTATCAACCCCACGGATAGATACAGCATTCTCAAAACCAACTATAGTCTCATAAGCCGCCATAAGATCGGCGGCACTGATCCTTGATTCATTCCTGTTTAATAACAGCTTAGATATATCTGTCTCTGAGTTAACTAACGTAGCTAATCTCCTCTCCAAAGCAATTCTATCCTCCGTCAATTTAAGAAGTCTATCATTCTCCTTGGCTAACTTGACCTTATCAGACTCAAGAGCTTCTTTAGACGTGACACTCTGCTGAAGCTTCAAAACATTCTTCTCCATCTTCTGTATATCATCTGTAAGCTTCCTAAGTTTCTCAAGATCCCTACTCGAATCAGGATTAAGACGAGAATATATATCTAAAGCGGGGCCTATATCCGTATTGTATATCCTTCCTAACTGATTAGCGATATCATCCAAATTATCCTTAGCCTCAAGACCGTTATAAGCCATGTTGGAGATATAGGTATTAAATGATCTATTGGATATACCATCGGTAAGGGAGTCGGCAAATCTGCTGGCCATAGTAAAATTATCAACCTTCTTATTGAACTCACTGATAAGGTTGGACTTATACTCATTTACCCGCTCATCTGTCATATTCATATCGGAGGCTATATCGCTATTAGGTATAGACTCGATGACTGTCTTAAAATTCTCCTTAGTATCATCTAACATCCCCATTTCCTGATCATAACGAAGACGATTGAATACAGCGTCACTAAAAGTCTTATCTACGATTCTAGAATTAGGTATATCGTCGGCGTTATTATCCGTTTTCAAGCCTGATAATTGAGCGTTCAGAGCCATGCTGCCACGAATAGCTTGGACAGCTGCCGAGGTCAAGGCGCCGGCATTAGTGTTGTAGGCCTCCACCATCCCCTTGTTCCGGGACATGTCTTGGCCCCATTCCTTTATACCACCAATAGTTTTTCCTCCCATAACCGATCCAATAATCATACCGATGCCGATCTCCTTCCAGCCCTCATTAGATCCATAGGTCTCCTTGAACCCGTTCTTTATAGCTTCCATATAACCTATATTCTGGCGAATAGCCATGGGATTGTATCTTGATTCCACCCAATCCTCCGCGGACTTGCTGGACACACCTTGAAGACCTTCCTCGAACAAACCCTCAGATACCGGTCGCTTGATGATATTAAACGTATTACCAGCTATTTTCTGCCATTTCTTTGGTGTTATAGCCCTTAGTGCACCGTTGTCCATTCTCTCGGCTCCTACGCCAAATATATTACGTTTTATGAACTTGTCTACGCCCAGATCCATGCCAAACATATCACCGAACATAGCTGTATTGGATAACGTAAGGATACCGATATTGGCAGCGAATATAGCGTTAGCGGCATCAGCATTATCAGCTCTGAACTTCATGAGTTCCTCATATGAGGCTTCTCTGCCGTAAGCGTTCCTGTAAGCTTGCTTGAAGTTTTCCTCAGACTCCATCAGCCCGCTCCTTGATTCCACGGAAGCTTCCCAAAGCGTAGAAGTACTCATAAAAGTCAGGTTATCCAATCCCTTGCCTATACCACGACCTATACGGGCAGCTCTTAGCATAGCATTAAACCCGGTCTTTGTAGCAGAAGCAGCCTTCCCCATACCGGCAATCGTAGCACCTATCCTAGCCCCCATACGAGCGGCATTCATAAGACCAGCTCCGGCGAAGGCGTAAGATGACAAAACGGCTCCAGCCGTAAATGCCGCACCAGATAGAAGATCATTCGTCCAGAAATTTGCGGTGAGCATGCTTTCAAGGAATCCGGCATCTCTCTCCTCCTTGCTGTAATAATGATTAAGCGTATAATCACCTCGCTTATCCATATCATCTAACCAATCGGCAAAGCCGTTATCAGATATGGCGGATAACGTCCCTTTTGTAACAAGTTCCTTTAATCCGTATATAGACTGACCTACACCCCCTATACCATACAATGTGGACTTATAGATGAACTTACCCAATCCTCTATAAGTCTTCTCCCAACCGCTTTGATTCTTTGACAGACGATCATCATTATCCACGTTATTGATATAACTCTCGTATTTTGGAATCCATTCACCTGTTGACAGCCTATACCTTGAATCACGAAGGTTGATCCTACTTCCAGTTATATCATAATTACCCTTAGGGATACCCGTCTCGTTTATCATCTGAAAAAGCGGATTCCTTGCTTTTACATCATCATGATAAGATGTCTCTACGGAATTTTTTATACCCTCTACTAATGATGGAATACTCCTGCTTCCCTCTCTAGACAAAACATCATTATCCATATCCGATGAACCGCGCATGCCAACAGGTATAGGGATAGAAGAAATATTATCCTTAGAAGGCATGGGAGATGGAATTGATGGAGTAGGGACATAATATCCCTGACTCTTCATCACATTCCCTATATCGTTATTATTATTGCTCATTTTTTCCATCTATTTTATCCATAGTCTCTTTATCCAACACCGAAAGAATATTGCTAAGATCAGAGTGCTGCTCATTAATATCTCTACCCTTAACAATAACGTCTTTATTGATAGCCTCAACCACGGCTTGGGTAAGATACATCTGAGGACACATATTTATAATCTTCATGATATTATCAGCATAATCAGTATTATATTCCAATACCTTTAGAGGGGTCCCGGTCCTAGCCTTCCCGTGAAAATAAACGCCAACCTCAACACCTCCAGGAAAGCCCTTGGCTTTAACATCATACGATTTGTAATTTCTTAAAACCGTATTAATAATCCTAATAGCTCTTTTATTAAGCTCGGATGTAGCTAGTTCATTGTTCTGAATATTGTACTTATCAACCATCCTAGAAGCCTCCTCAGCCGCATTCTCGATAGTAGCGAAAGCGCCAAGTGAATTAGCTTGCGCCCATTTCTGATAAGGTCTATTGGTCGTGGCAGAAAAAGATACAGGGATGATCTTAGATTCGTAATCTTCAGATCTTACATTCCTTTCCCTTTCGTACAAACTATACCCCATACTATCTAATTCCTCTTTAGTAACTTGAACCGTAGCGATATTTTTTCCGCCAGCCATAGCTACCAAATCAAATGTATTGGGATTATCCGTAGGACGAGCATACAATATGTAATTATTAAGCCTGCTATCTTTATCCTTATTCAAGAAACCAGCTCTTGACAAAAGCAGACTCTCTAATTTAGCATGCATACGCCTATCTTCTTTAGAAGCATTGGTAGAATTAGAGAACGACCATGATCTTGGAGCAAACTCGTCATATCTTCTTTCATAGACCATTTTAGAATCCTGAATAGCCTTAGCTATATTACGACCTATATTAGATGAAGACCATTCTCTTCTAAGCGTAGGGCCGTCAGCTCTAGACATATTCTCACCTAAGATCTTGATCATTTTATCCCTACTAGTCATATCGACATTATCGCTATTCATTACCGGATTGTATACACGACTATAAGTTTTAGCTATATCATTTATATCCTCCAGAGTGAAATTTTCTCCTGAATATCTATTTAACAAATTTATATAAGATCTCATCAGCTCCGTATTAGCTATAGATCTATCCACATAGTTGATATTCTCGCTTATCAATCCAGCTATAGCAGAAACCTTTAAAGCATCTTCTGGTGAATACTCTTTCCCTCCAATAATAGCTCCATTCTTACCAACATCCCTCGCATTAACCATACCATTGTCAGTATATGTATCAATACCTCCAGTAACATAGTCCTGATCCCTTACAGCATCATTAAGGATATTTTCCGTAGCGACATCAAAAGCATTTGTAAGATAATCAACTTCCTCATCCATGATCTTACCATACCTATTCCTGTTATCATTCGCTGCCATAAGAGCCTCGTATTCACTCACCATATTTGGGATTGATGATAATACAGAACTTGACGCACCGCCATTATTAGTGATCCATGCCATAATATTCTCGTTATTAACACCACCAGGATATATAGAAGGATTATTTTGTATATCGTTCTCTATGCCTCGTAGATCAACAGGATTTATGGATGATATTAAATCCCTCTCACCTGTCGATATATTATTCTCATTCTGAATATATTGATTGTCAAATATATTCTCAGGAGTAACATTGGGCTGAACCTTTTCCAACTGAATCATAACACCTGTAGGGATATTAGAGCTATTACCAGCTTCCTTGGACATTACTTCCCTAAGCTTAAGATTCTGATCTATCTCCTTGGATTTCTGCCTCCACGAGAACTCTCTCTCCTTGAAATCAAGATCTCTCATCTTAAAGTAATAATCATCAGCGATGTAGTTCTCAAATGAGTTATTATACGACCATCTAGCGGATACACCATCAAGAAATTCATTACGTACAATAAACTCCCCCGCTCTAGCCGGATTCATATTATTGCCAATAAAGGAAGTAGCCTCCTCCACTAACGCACGGCGCTGTTCCCGGACCTCCTGTAGTGACGCCTCAATAGCCGCCTTAGCGGAAGGGCTGGCCTCGGCCCCTTTGAGTTTGGCTAAGAGTGCGCTCTCCTCAGCGTCAAAACCGGAAACATATTTATTAACGAACTGATCAGTAGTCATGCCACTAAACATACCGGGATTAGTGGCAGCCAAATACTGACCCTCTATCTGCATCTGAGCCTTAGCTTTCTGAGATATAGATCTAGCGGCTATCGATCTAATCTGAGATCGACTCATCTCATCAACAGTAATATCTCTCATCCTACCAGTAGGCTTGCCATCCACTACCTCAGGAACAGAAAACTTCTTTCCCTTATTAAGACTGACGAAATCCTTCATCATTTTATTCATCTCCTCATTGTAATCCGTATAAGGAGTGTAGTGAATAGGATTCATCCTTGTACCAACCTGACCATCATTAACCCATTTATAAAACGGCATTAAGGCCACAGTCTCATTTATGACATTATATTGCTTAGGATCATTAAGCTTCATATCTTCGATCTTCTGAAAGAAAGACCTATACTCCCTAGTACCGGCGACAGCGTTCAATACACGGGTATCTAAAGCCTCTCCAAGACGGGCTTGTATACTTCTGGCTATACCATCAGAAGCCAAATTAGATTTACGATACCCGTTATTCACATCCTGTATCAATCCATTTAACCTATTCTGAAGATATTCCCTATCCTGAGGTTTTATAATATCAGAATTGATGATATAATCAGCATACTCGTTTATAGCCTGCCGATTGGTATCTATCTTCTGCTGCATGTATCCCATACCCTGCATCATGACATCCATGTTGTAGGGTGATACGTACTTGCCGTAATTCCTTAATATACTATATTGTGAAGCCATCCTTTATCCTTTCTTGCCTTTAGTTACTTCCTGAGCGGGATATAATCTCCTATAACTCAATATATCTCCTTGAGGATCAGCGATCAGCTGCCCATTAGGACCGATCTTTACATCCCCGAATATAGATCTTAATGTATTCATGGTCGTAGCCGTATTCCACTTCTGCTGAATCTCATCATTGACGCTATCGAAATACCTAGCCCAGTTCTCGTCATTTATAGCCAATCCTTGTAGTATCCGTTGCTGGTAAGCTTGGCGTTGAGCTATATTCTTATCATAAGTATTAGCCCATGACTGAGCATTGACATTATCAGCCCAAGTTCTTTGAACGACATTGCCCTGCTCTACCTCGTTAATATACCTACCTATATTAGAACTCATGATAGCCTGTAGGTTAGATGATAAAGCTCCTCTTTGAGAATCCGGGACATTACCCATCTGATCCAATTGTGATTGAAAAGCACGATTGGCCTCAACCATATACTGATCAGCCGATCTCAACACCGGGTCCACGGTAGGAGCGTAATGTCTTTCCAGACCTTCCGTTGTCACGGCTCCCGGAGTCATCCTGAACACCTCAGGAAAGTCAAGACCACCACCTACTATATTCCTGCCTCCATTGCCGCCGTTCGACTTACCGGCATTTGTGTTGGTTTTAGGAAGTGTATTAGGATCAATCAGCTCAGGCATATCCAGTTTAACATCAGGATCCTCCACATCACCTATATCCATAGGACCGGGAGCCACCTTATGAGGGTCAAGTATAAAATCAAGACCTTCCATTCCTTTCATGGATCTCAATGCCTGCATCTTAAGCATATCCTCCCCAAGTATCTTATTAACGACATCCTTGTTCTTATCAGAGAACAGTTGGCTAAAATGGGTGATACCGGCATCGTTAAGAGCCTTATGCTGTTCCTCTGTAACAACGTCCAGACCGATCATAGGACGAGATGACGAATATTGACCAAACTTATTGTCTCTCATTCTATCATGATATGTGGCTTTTTTATCTTCCGGATAATTACCTTGACTATCCTCACCACCAAAAGAAACGAGCGTCGTGTAATCCCGAAGCGCCTCTGCGTTGGCGATGATCGGGTTCTCCGCCGTAGCCAAGCCCATCCACCCACCAGTGGTGCTATATATAGCATCCTGAAGAGCTTTGGCGGCAGTAGCCTTAGGCGCACTCATATAAGCATCATAAGCCAAAGGCATGAATGTCTTATAATACTCCAGTCTCTCATCAGCGTTAATGCCGCCATAAGAACCGTCCTGACCCTGACGCTGATACCCAAACGTATTATCCTTATTATTATACTTGTTCTCAACAGGACGGAAAGTAAGGAGATAATCGAATAAAGAGCTACCACCTTTCTCCATCTTCTGACGAATACCAGCCACTTTCTTAAGCAGCTCTTTCTTAGCCTCAGCTATATCCTCCTCCGTAAGACCGTATTCTTTCATGGATCTGGATATGATGTTATCTATCTCACCTCCCTTGGCAAAATAAGTATCCTCATCCTTCTTCATCTTCCGGTCTTCCTGCTCCTTGTATATGACATTAGCGAAGTCCGTAAATCTTCCTTCTAAGCCATTAACCGTCTCGTTACTATCATTTATAGCCTTGGATAATACGGAAGCGTTTAAGCGCCTCGTATTCTCGTCATCTATCTTATCGTTCTTCTTCAACTTATCCAAAGCCTTCTTCTGATCATCATAAGCTGATTTAAGACCTATCTTAGCCTTATACCTATCCATTAACGTGGCGTACGTATCCTTTGGCGTAGCCTTAATACCATACGTATCCCTAATGTATTTAGCGAAATCCGACTCTATGGTGGTATCATCGGTAATAACCTTCGTACCTTCCTCCAAGGAAACGGGGGTTCCACCATCGGCGTGCTTCTGCCCCATAGCCTCCATTGGCGCCTCTCCGGGCTTCGTCACGTACTCACCCTTCTCGACCTCTACGTTGGCTTGATCTTCCATCGACTTAGGTAACGGATACAGATACTCACCGGTAAGGCTTCCGCTATCGAACCTATTATTAGGCCCTAGATAAACACCCCCACCATCCTTGTACTGCATCTGGGATTGCCTTCTTTGTCTGGCCTCACGCTCCTGAGCCAACCTGATATTGGTACGAGTACCTTTCTCAGACGCTATCCCAGAAACCACGTTACGAGCCAATCCCATGATACCACTAATCCCTGAGGCTATGGTGGTTATCGTATTAGCTGTTTTAGCCCCAGTGGATAAATCTCCATATCCCTCACTTCTCATACGCCCTATACCACGACCCATCTGAGTGAATCTAGACCCTATATCATCAGCGCCATAGTAAGGGATGGTGGTAAAATCAAAAACATCCGTACTACCAGACTTATCAACCTTCTTATTACTGTCAACCAAAGCGCTCAAATCACTTGTATCAATGGCATTAATATCAGGCTGCTGAATATCAAATCCTATCCGGGTAGACGAAACCAAAGGTTCCACTCCAAGACCCTGAAGACCAACAATATTACCAGGCATGACAGGATCAACTTCCCCAGCATCTTGATATTTAGGTATCTTCCTTTTAATTACATACTTTCCCATATATCAAATTATTTCGTTCTGATACAAAGATAGTTTAAAAAAAATACAGACTCACCATTTGACAATGATGAGTCTCTTTAATACTAATCCTTTAAAGACATAACAGGATTACCCCATTTCTTTTTCCACTCATGACCAAGATAATCTATAAGTTTATCATAAGTATCTATAAAACCACCATCTATAACCCCGGTGATAACATTCTCTACAGCTACTATGTCGTTTAACTGATTCTTTGTAGCCGTATTCCTTATCCCACTCTCATGCTTGTTAAAGACGATAAAATTAATAGCCTTAGCTACCCTTGATATCTTATCAGACAACTGATCCTTGTCACTAACCAACCTGGCGACAGCCGAACTCATCTTGATATAAGCCTCACCAGCGGCATTCCTGTCTTCTATGAATCCATCGTGCAACCATATTATCACCTTGGCGTATATCTCTGGATCCAATTCCAATGCTACCATAACAAAAAAATACGGATTTACATACCATTTCTGACCCTCCCCCTTTCCTCTTCGGTAAGCCATTCCGTATTTTTTGAGATCGGTTATCTTATTGATTTTCAATTCATGGTTTTGTACCGTAAGATTTCTTACAGTACATATATCATTAATACTCAGCTCCCTAACAAGAGCTTTCATCTTTTCCTGAAATCCATTAGTAGCAAACAAATGATCAAGCCTTCTAGACTCCAACCCCATAGATTTACGTTTTTCATTCAAGGCTTCCATAACTTCCGTTATGCATACAAACCCGTCCTTGGACATAACAGAAATGTTCCTACCTAATAATTCCCTACTCTCTGATGATAAAATCAAATTACTTTTCATACCTTTACCAAAAGTTTTAAATTAATAAATGCGCCTATCCGCTCGTGATGAGTAGGTAGGCGCACAAATACAAATAATACTAATATAATTACAAAATATAATTAACTATATTACAGATAATAATACCTTGTAATTTTAATTCATCGCAAGATAGTTACAGCAACTAGATCCTTTTTACAAATAACGAACCTATTGCTTTCACTAGGTCATAGAATCCAGCAGCGCTAAGCCCGACAGCCACCCCATACAACAGAGCTTCCCACCATTCACTACCTACCAACAACGGGGATACCTGAAGGAACCAAGCCAAGATACATACCAACATGCCGATAACTACAGCCGACAGGATCTTAGCCCACTTATGAGTGTCAATATACGGCACCACCTTAGCTAGCTGAGTGGCTGACATCGTGACGAAAGCCATAATACCGGTAAAGGTAGTCAGATCAATAGTAATAGGCACTTCTGATGGGATTACCTCTTGCGCCATCAAAGCGAACGGCGTCAATAACATAGCAAATAAAAACAACAACCTTTTCATACTAAAATATTTTTAAAAACAGACAAATATAACGAATTAGTCCAATATATCATTAGCTAACCCTCCTAAAGTCACGACAGGATTAGCTATATCAAGAATATCATCCAATCTATTTCCGATCCTACCCATCACGTTCGTATTTCTTAATATATCCATACCACCTATCAATTCAGCGGCCGCACCCGCCAACCCTAGTATATTCCAAAAATTATCATCATCCGGGCTTAGTGCTATCTGAGAAGAATCAACACCTATTCCTGATACACCAGATATTTTTTGGACAGAATTACTATGGGCTATATTATTCAATAACGGATACAATCTAGCGCCTGATCTCTCTATTAACCTCAAGAATCCAGGAGATGCTGTGGCTATATCACCTATTGTAAGTAAAGTATCAGCTATAAGCTTATAGGGATAAAACCTCTCTTTCCTTTTTATCTCACCCTCTTCTTGCCCCTTTTTAACAGATTCTCCAAACGTGTCGTACATGGCTGTATCAAAAAGACTATTCAAGAGATCAACATCCTTGTTTCCGCCTCCTCTTATATTATCACTCAATTTAAATATAGGAAGATTATTCATCCTCCTGAACTGATCCTCATCTATAAGGCCCTGTTGGAAAGCAGATCTTGACGCATTTAGAATCTTATGCCTTTCCTCGCTTAATGCTCTTATCGCCTCTTACTTGTCCACGACGCGTTTTCGTTGATCCTTATCATAAAACCATTTATCATCCCCGACAGGACCTCCTTCGGATTTTATTGACGACATTCCTTTTATATTCAACATCAATCCCGGTATCATATTAAGCACCAGCTGCCTTTTCGCCTGCTCCTTACGCATACGCTCGGCCTCCGCTATCTGCGCCTCTGATTGAGGATCATTCTTGATATTATTAGCTATATCCTCTATAGCTTTCTTGTTGGCTCCGGATTGGGCTAGCATCTTATATAACAGGTCTTGACCTTCCTTCTCCCACCAGCTATCCACGACAGGACGGGAAGCCAAAGAAGAACTGGCTGGGGCTACCGTCTCAGGTATGGGCTGCTGACCTCCGTCCCCCGTGCCCGAATCCCGCTGCCCGAACTCGTATCTCATTGGCTCGTTCTCAGGAACACCATACCTATTAGCGAACATATCAGCGAACTCAAACCGCTTCTCGTTTCTTAAGGTCGATCCAAGAGACCTACCGTATCCTTGATTCCATGCCACGGTAGCGTCCTTATAATTCGTGGCGTTATCAAAATCAGCCTTCGAATACATATAGTAATTATATATATTGCCTTGAGCGTCCTTATCAAAGAACTTGCCTTGATTGATGTAATTCCAACCTAACCCCGGAACCTTTCCTTGATACTCATCCACGAGATAATCCAACTGCTGTGTCAATGTCGGTTTCTTTCCATACCTGCGCTGTAGCTCTTTCTTCCTCGGCCCAAGCCATTGCTGGATACCAAAGTCACCAGCGGGTCCTAGGGCTTCGGTGTCCCCTCCGGACTCGGCGGCGATGTTCGACAGGATGCCGATAGCTTGCGTTTGTGGTATCCCCTTCTTTTCTGTCAGATAGTCCCATATCTCATCATACACAGCCATCTTACTATCCTCTGATCTACTAGGATCAATAACGTATTTGCCAGCCCCATAATCTCGTTCTATATTTACCGGACCTCCATCTTTCTTGTCCTCCAACTTATTCTTGGACGTAATGGCATTACGGATAAGAGCATCCCTTCCACTTTCCGGAAGAGGATTTCGATCCTCAAACGACCCTCTCTCCTCAAACTTATCACCTATAGCGTCTAATGTCTTAGTGACTATATTGACTGGGAACTCTTGATCATTACTATAAAAATCATATACATCGTAAACACCTAACCTTCCATCCGGACGTCTATAAATAGTAAAATTACCAAACCCTGATAACGGGGTAAGATCACCAGCAGCTTCGGGGTAAAAATCATACTCAGAAAAAACCGTAGGCTTTCCGGATCTTACCGAATTACGATTCTTCTCAAAGATATCTACCCATTCTCTAGACTTTTTCAAAAGCTTCAGCCTACCATAAGCATCATCTGTAGCCGGCTTATCAGAGCCATATATTTCTTGCTCCGTATCACGAATCTTTTTATCTAGCCTCTTTATCTCATCCTTAGTGTCACGATTGAACATCTTCTCAATATCAGTAATGACATTATCAGGAATCCTTATCTCCTTGCTATTTCCATCAAGACTATTAGGCTGGGATAAGAATCTACCCCATAGCTGTTCGCTATATTCATCAACATTAGCTTTGCCATTTCTTCCGTATATAAATTCCTTAACCTTATCGGGAAGACTGGCATTTGAGGCTACCACATCAGGCGTTACATTCTTATACAACCTCCTTCTTACGGCGTTACCTATGATGTCTTTTAAATACAAAGCTCTATCAGATACATCTTGTCTTACATACATAGGATCATTACCAGTAGGACCTCCTTCGGCTTTCCGCTCAATTTTCTCTCCCCATAACCCATATTTCTCCCTAGGCCATATGCCATCTATGGCATCCACATAACCAACGGGATGCTCCCCGTCCAGACGCCGGTTCCGTCGCTCGTCCGCAGGGTACAGGGCGTTGGCCAACGGCTGCGTGATATAACCCAACCCCTTATCTTTGGATCTCGACATAGCGTCCACCACAGTCTGATATATAGGTCTTAATTTCTCAGGCAAATATAACCCCGCCTCATCAACCAGCTCGCCTATCTTCTTATTTATACCCCTAATGCTGAAATTATAATTACCCATGCCATTATTCAACGGAGACAACGCACCTCTTATCCCATTCATACCCTTAACAGCGGATCCTCCACTAAGGATATCAAACTCCGGGGATACGTTCTTTAAAGGACTATCATCCATACCCCTGAAATACATGGGACGCTCACCTCTTACAACACGATCAAGATCTTCCTTATACAAATCCTTTATCCATGAAGGGATTTCCTCTTTCTTATCTTTCTTAGCCATAAATAACGTTTTCTACAAAGATAGGTATAATCAGATGCGGATTAAAACATTAGGCGGGTACATGACTCATATCACCTACCCGCCTACGCTTTTCAATGCATGTGATAAGCCGCTAGAGCTTTCTTAGCCGAATCCCTCGACCTGTACTTAGCCGGCCATAACTTTCCAGTCTTGTTACTAACCACTCTCCAGTCACTTCCTACTTTCTTTATGCACCCCGACTTGGGACACTTGCCTGAGTTCTTGGTAACCTTCCTTTTTTGAATCATAACATTAAATTTTTGTTACGGTTATATTATAATTAATCGAATTTATTACTACTTGTTTCAACACAATATCCGAAAAATCAACCATAACCAAGGATATATCACCATACAAAAAATTAGTTATAACATCACTTGTAAAAGCGGCTACATCGCCACCCATTTCGACTTTATAATACACATACATATGCTGTTTATTAATAATACAGCTTTTTATCTTATCGAAACCTTCCTTGGTAGCATTTTTCTTAAAATCAATTCCTTCTAAAATATAACTTGAGATATCCACTCCAGAAGAACCTATCTCCTTATAAGTCCCATCATCCATCAAGGCCTTATCACCCTTACCTTTCATCTTAAGATGAAGTTGATTATCAAAATCTATATCATCTTTAGTATTTTTCAAAGATTTTACAAGAACTATCTCGGAACCATCTGATGCAGCAATATTTGAATTAGAATGAATATATCTAACACTTAGATTAGGATAAACAGAAATAGATATATCCATAAGTCCCATACCAAGAATGATATTTGAACCGCTGATGTAAATAGTGATACAATCATTCCCTTGATCATTAAAAACCATCAAATCATTGATAAGAAATTCACCTACCAATTCCACAAAAGAATCGCTAGGTTTTATCATCCTGATATTAGACGTAGGGTTACTACCAAACAACGATTTTATAGTATTATACTGATCTTGGGTTAAAGTAGAAGGTTGATTGGACGCTAGATGAAAAACAGTATCTAAAAACGCATTCTCAATATCACCCCTAGCTTGCACCTCCTTATATTTCCCATTATCCATCAAAGCCTTGGTCCCTGTACCGGCCGTAGATAAGTTGATGCCCCTGTTATCTCCGACTGGGTCACCACCAATCGTTAAGGATATGTCCTTGGTTTGGTTAGATACCGATTGTACGGTATGACTGGTGACAATGGACGTATGGGTAAGGTCGCTGGATATATTGATTATTACATGATAAGATACAATGACCCCAGCTCCCGTATTGCATCCAGAGCGCAACATGGCTTGAATATTCCCGGATGAATCCTTAATTAATATCAAGTCCCCAACCCCATACGTCGATGATGCTCCGGATAAAAGATATTGAATTGGTATATCAACCTCACATTTAGAAGCTATTATATCATATTTCGCTTTGGTAAGGGTAAATTCCTTATCAAAGCCCAAATTAAATAATATAGTTCTAAAATCATCCTCTCTATCGAGATTATCGCCCAAGAAGCCCGGCTCATGAACATCTATATCCTGCCATGTGCCGTCACCACGAAGAAAGGCTGTACGCTTCTCCGCGGCGGGAGCCGGCACCAATCCCGCAGCGCCAGCCCCGGACGCCGTGGCACCAACCATATCCTTGACCTTATCAAGCCTGCTGTCTATTTGATTACCATCGTACTTACCAATAAAATCTTCCATATCATTTCAATTTATAAGAAGAGGCGGCAAATACCCCCCCCCATATGTTAATAAATCAATAAATTTTCTCATCATTACTAAACCATCTTACTATCATCTTGAACCGGCTCTCAATGTCATTCACGAACCTTGCCAAGAACCAATCGCCACGAAGACGATCACGCCACCTCCGGTGATAATCGACAGCCCTGGGGTCGATCTCCCGCCCAATATCGTTCACGTCCTTAACCCATACCGGTAGGTTATTAGTATCGTCTTTAACCTCGTTGAAGTAGTCGTTGATGTTGATCTTCTGGTCTACTTCCGTCACCAGTATATCACGGCTATCGTCGTTAGTTATAGGATATCTTAGGCGCTGGCTCATGTCGTTCTTATCGGCGATGGTCATCCTAAGCTCTCCACTGTTGTTGGTATCGTTATAGAACCATGCCTTATTAAATCCAGTTGTTCTTCTAACCTGATAATTAACCTCATCCTGATACCTTCTGGCATCCATCCTATATTGGTAGTTCGTGAGGATCTTATTCACATACTGCTCACGTACCGGTACCTCTATAACGAACGGATATAGCTTACCGTAAAATACTTGATACGATTGGTTGGTCAATCCATGAGACCATAACCCTATCTCCTGACTTTCACTTGAGTAGTTCTTTCCAGACTGGAAATAATGCTGGTGCTCGATATAATAATCAGGGGTGTAGGATAAATATGATTTCCACTCACCCTTCAGGCAGTTATATCCAACGGTGAACGAGACGTCCGTGAAATGGCTGGTGTCCGAAAGCTCCACCGCCTGCCCGTTCCTGTAGAACCGGCCTCCCCTGAATTGGTACTCGCTTGGATTCCCTACCGGTATGTAATCCCTCTTGGTTATCAATACCCTCTTGAAACGATTATCCCAACCCATGGACAGACCTATACCAAAGAACTTGTTATCGATATCATAATAAGACAGCTCAGCATCCGTATCGGCGTTATATATCCGGCTACGGATGATCTTCATCTGAAGATGCTCCTTAAACCAGTTTCTAAGCCCCGGTGTGACCTCCGTAAGATTCCTGCCATTAGAATCTACCTTGAATACCTGACCACGCCTTAAATCGACCCAAAAATGCCCAAACTCACAACTGACCATATCCCGGCTCTGGGTTCCGGAATATCCTAACGTCGTATTATTATACTCGATACCACGAGAGGCGAAAAGACCACCTGTACCTAGCTCACTATTCTCCGGGGATATTCTCTCCGCCAACACGTCTATAGCGTTGTACAGCCCTACCTGATTCTCAAAGCGGGCTAATACCTGATCCGACTCTATCCCCTTCATGCTTATGAGTTCCCCAAATGAGGTCTTGAACTCATGGTAATCCATAGGCTTGTACGACAGCCAAGGGTCGGTCATGCCGTTCTCCGAAACGTCGGCGGTGCTCCATATGACGCCGTTGGGTCTTTGGTAGGCGCAGTCCCAAAAATTGCTATCATACGTCTCTGGTAATGACCTTCCGCCTAGCGTAAAACGATTCTTGTACACAGGACTCATCTTAAACACATTATCCCTTGATATAGGGACATTACGCTCTTGGGTCCATGATATATAATCCCCTACTTCTGGATAGAAACCCTCATAAGGCTCAGACCCAGCTATACGGAAATTACAATTAATCTCAGACTCCACTAGAAACTGAGGTATGCCGTAAAAATACAGAAAGAAACGACCACTAAGATACATATCCCCGGTCTTGCAAGCCATCTCATAAGCACTCTTACGGCTAGGGAACGAATATAGCGATCCAGTATCCGTGTCAGTCTTATTAAGATAATCCTCCCCGGTATCATAATTAACAAAATAACGTGGATACCCGATATTCCTATAGTCATAGTAAGGGAATGGTATCATATCTCCCTGACCAAACTGGGTCAAGTAAAACATAGGCATTTTTCTTTTAAGCGAGAATCTGGATATAAACACATCACCTCCAAAAACAGGTTTACGCTTACCCTCATCCATCAACCCGCAACCACCTAACGATACCCATCTGATATCCTCTATCTGCCCGTATTGAGCCGGAGAATATTTCTTTATCCTCATATAGGGGCAGGATACGAAAGATTCACGTGTCATAAAATGAGGCGTCATACCAGCCACCTCGTCGTTACGAATATTACACTCATCCTGAATACGGCTGGTATCATAACTTGAAACCAACTCCGGATATTCAAGCATATACTTATCCATACCAAATGACATGAACAACGAATGCTCACGATCGAGGTTGTTTATGACAATAGGCTTACCACCTACGGTTTCCCCCTGCGACGAGATGTCTGTTACCGGATATAACCCGCTCTTGATATATTTAGCCGTTGACAATCCACGTAACTCTGACTCCCCTATTTTTTGGTAAAATAAATTATAATGAGCGACAGAAGTATAGTAATAAGCATAGTTCCGTCTAGGTCCCCTATCTATCAATGCCGTTAACCACTGATACCTGTACTTGCCTATATCCACCACGGACTGGGCTGTGGCCTTGGCGATACCTGTAGCCAGACGGATAGCCGTCAGCGCTATGCCGACAGGGTTGGCCAAAAACATCACGCCTCCACCGACATATTGTTGGGACGCCGATTGATATGTATATTCAGCTATGGCAGATATTAAATTAGCCATAGCCTCCACCGTAGCCAATGACGTTGCCATACTATAAGCCTTACTTCCTAATATCGTCCATTTAGGGTGATCCTCCACCTCCCTGAATATACCAGAGGATTTACCTAATTGATAACCATCAACAAGGCACTCAGTGGGAGCATCAGGCTTGTTGAAGGCAATATCAGGGCTTAAGAATGAATACCAGATATTACCCTTCCTGTTAAACGGATGCGTTATAAAATTCTCACGATTAATATCCTTATAGATATACATATCATCAGACAAATCGTTGTAAGGATAATTAGGATAAAGGTTAGCCGATCCGTCGGGATCATCATACTTAAACATATCATAAGCCAGACCAGTTCCGATAACGCTCTTATCCAACGTCCTATCTCCCCTATACAACTCATATCCTATTATAGAATCCCTTCTAGCCTTATCTATAAGACCGTTCTCTACCGCTATATCCAGAAACTCATTAACAATGTCGTCATCAAGCATCACTCCTATAGGATAAATATAGGAGTCAACGCCATATTGACCGGTTAGTTGAGACGGATTACCCATGAAAGGAGCTATAGAGTTATCCGGGAACTTGTAATGACGTATAGGTTTCTGACAAAACGTGGTTGACGTATTGGGATACTCAGCGTTATCCCCATTACCAGTGAAGTAAGACTTACCCTCAACGGATTTAGGAGACCCATAGTATTTCGTCAAAGAATCTATTATATCCTTCCTCTTCGATCCTCCCGACGATATCCCGATCTTACTTGAATCATACAACTCAAAATTAGCCGGATACTTATTGATAGATTCCCAATAACCAAAATCACCATACTGATAAGGTCTAGGAGCACAATCAGCGGGTTTATCTCCACATGAGATGCATTTCGCCTCATATGTGACAAATCTCCTTAATTTCAGTTCTTTCGTAAAGAAGAATACGTATTTCACCTCCAGTGGCCGAATGCCAAAACAGAACGGGGCAGGGAAAATGGCGGTGCCGGCCGTATAGAATCCTGCAAGTTCCTTCATGTCCAGCCTCATGGCGAAACCGGTGAAGAACACACATACCGCTGGCTCAATACAAACATATATCTTATGGAAAGTAGTCTTGTCATCATTCCAGAACAAGTACTTTGGCATCATAAATATCTTATGATCCACGTAATTCACTATAACACCTTTCTTGGCATCATTAGCCAAAGGATTAGGAGCCACGGTACCTTCCTTATCCGAGAAAAATGTTATACGAACCTTGTTGTATGATGATGAGTCACCGATCGGATAATTATAGTTACCCATCATCTCTATATACATAATACCGTTATCAGGATCGGATAAACCGCTTACGTATTTTTCGTAATCCAACTCCACCCATCTGGCGTATGAGGATACATGTGGATAGAACTTGAAATAAGTCAAGTTGCTTCTACCGAACCAATTGGTCTTGGCGTCAATATCATTCTGCACAGACACACGATCTTCCCAATCAGTAGATATGCCAGTATTGAACTTAGAGTTATCACCATCACCAAAAAGACACATGGCGTTCTCAATACCAAACTGACTCTCATATTGAGGGAAGTACTTTTTCATTGAATCCATCAATATATCAAGCATAGTCTCGGTATGCTTCTTGCCTTCCCACCCATCGCCTTGGAATAAGAACGTACATTTACCCAATGACCTACCTCCTTGGAACGTGGGTAGTTGAACATCATTAATAGTAGGATTCACGTAAGGATCACCTACCGAACACCCATTAGTACATATACCCTCATCATATAACTGCCGGACATTAGACATATCCTGACACAAGACCAAGGCGGAAGAATCTATATCAGACGGGAATTTGTCCTCATCCTGACCATCCAGCCATTCTTGAACCAGATCTATGATATTCTTACCTCCACTGGAGTAATTATCGAAATCACACAATACAGAAAATTTCCTTTGTGACTCGGCGTTACTTTGTATTAAGATGGTAGGCTCTGTCTCCGTATAATCACTAGCCAACTTATATGTAAAATCAATCCTAGAATCCACCAAAGAGTTTTTATCCAATATAGTCATGGTCTCTATCCTCTCGATATCATCACATCCACTAGGGAAATCAGGAGCCTTTATACCATCTTGATCTTCCGGCAACGATATAGCTTTACATAATTCATCGGTAATACCTACATTAGACTCTATAATATCACACAAATTCTCTATATTATCAGCGATATAATCAATAGCATCATCCACCGTAACATCTTCTCCAATCGTATTAATAACGAATTGAGTCTCTCCTACCGTGGCATATTCCTGTTCTACATACCTGAGTTGCTTAACATCTAATTGATTCTTGCACTCTCCCCCAAAATCATCAAATCCCCAAGACGGATCGTTTATAACCTTGGCCGTATTCTTAAACTGCCAAAGATGACGGCGGCTGTTCCCGGCGCACTGCGGGTTGTTCTCCAGCACCGACGCCGCCGACAGGTCGTCAGAGTTACCATCCTCGTCAACGATAATCTCCATCTCCTCTCTTGTAGCCGGACGAGGAATAAGCGGGAATCTAGCCGTCCTGTATCCCGTGTTGGTAAAGAATCTTATTCCTAACGGATATACCTCATCACGCATGAATGAGGCGTATTTAGAGCAAGCTACCCCATCCTTGTATAGATTCTCAGTGGCTATGGATGTCTGCCATTTAACAAAATGTCCCAAGAAGTTAACTACCGGCTGTAAATTCCATTCATTCTCAACAGTCAAACCGTATTGAAGAAGACGATTACCTACGGAGGTCATTCCTCTAGCCGTCTTATATACCGGTATCTCCTTGGATAGCTTCTCCATTGTCGTACGCTCGCTATACTGGTCCGTAAGATAATAGATAGTCCTTTCCGTTATCGGATGTATACCTTCTATGAAATACTCAAGAACCGGGCTTTGCTCGCCATTATATCCAACGGTGTTCTGTATAACACCTACCTTATAATGAGATACCTGCTTATCTATATTGGATACGGTAAGCCGGATACCCATGTTGGTTGATTTGCCCCATAAGCCATCACGAATGACTATATCCTGACGATCGAATATCATGATAGGATTGGTCAATGAGCAATATCCGGTCTTCTCTATACCGAACTCATCGCACAACGCCACGCAAAACTGGTAGGTCCCGGCACGCAGGCTCCCCCCGAACTCCACAACCTCAGGCTCCACGCATGGGGCCGTCAGCAGCGGGAATACCAGTAGCTTCTCGCAAGCCAGCCTGCACCTCTCTATTGGCTTATCATCCCCACATGTCTTATATCCATGATAATGATACCAGAAGTCACCATCATCATCTGGATTAAGTGCCTTGTCAACCATAACATATCGCTGGGGGTTATATCCATCAGTCCAGTATATCACCTTACCGCACTTCTCATCCTTAATCTCTATGTCGAAGATCGGATGATGAATGGAAAAATTAAGGCAAGGATCATCGGCCCCATCCTCTATCAGCACCTCCATCAAATCACATATCTCATCGAAACGACCATCCGACTCCTCAAGCCTCTCGCCAAGGATACGATGGATATCTTTCCCTGATCCCGCTAATTGATCCTCTACGGTCTTGACATAATCCAATGACCTCATGAACGTGATCTTAGAGGTGTTGTTATCAGGATTCACCAGAAAGAAATAAGTGTTATCACCAGCTATATCATTCTTATACCCAATAACCTTATAGCCATCAAATCGCTTACATAAAAGGGTACTAGGCTCGTTCTGGATCTTAAGCTGACTCCCATCGTCACCCTCTATGGTAGCGTTCAAGGCGAAACTGTACTCAGACGGGGATAGGTCCTGTGGATGCTTATCCCTGTTCATCCCGGAATCGGGAACCGCTATATTAGAATTATTTTGCACGATGTTATGTTTTTCGCAAATATAGCAAATCCGCCAGATAATCACTTATGTGGCGGATTCTAATAAACTGTACGTATTATGCAAAACATTCAAATCGCACAAAAATAGAAAATCCTTCTGACTATCACAAGCCAGAAGGAAAATCTAAACACTTCGCAATTCACATCTAATGAAAATACAAAAACATAATAATTACAGATCTTTTCCCATGTAGTTTGATTGCTTGTCGGCGTCCTCTACGGATATGTAAAAGAAACCATTAGTCACGTATCTCTCATTGACGTCCACAAAATCAGTAGATCCTTTGTCCACCCCTTTCTTCGATCCCTCATCACATACAGCTACCAGACTATTAAAGTCATTGGAATAACCTACGACTACACCGTGTATATCCCGATTCCGAGGATCGAATACGTATCTCATCCTACATCTGTCATAAGCTAACTCTAAAGAGCTTTTGCTTAGCCTCTCATCTAATCCAGCACCCGCTACCAAAGCCAAAACGCTCTTTGATATGTCACTCATAGTGGTATCCTTGGCCGGAGCCTTAGGCATAGAAACGCCTTCCATGACAAAATCCAACGCCTTATCTACAAGGCCATCGAAATCATCATCTCTTATATAATCCTTAAGCACCTCCAGTATATATAACCGGACATGGAGTTCGTTGTTAACATCACTTAATGTAATCATAACGCTAGTTTTCGGCAAAGCTAGATTATTCCTGTGCAATAAAAGATCAAATATGTCATAAGTAAAGGACTAAAAAATAAAAAACTCTCCTATCCTCACGGACAAGAGAGCCGATGTGTTTATATTATGAAGAAAAATCTATTCACCTATTCTTACAATACAGTCACGAGATTCCTTGTTATAGATCATCGTACCTACCTTAGAATACAAGGTCTTTATATTTTGCCAATTATCCTCGCCGTGAGCGGATACGTTAGTAGGGGCGTCACCGGTATAAACCTCCTCACCTCCTATATTGACAAAATCATATCCACGTTTCTCCATCGTTCCGCCCTTATAGGCCGTGAATTTGATAGTGACATTACCTTTCTCACGACCACCATACCAGTTACCGTATATACTACACCTGATCTCAAGAGGTAATTTATCGTAATTATCGCCATCCAATAACGGTCCCATCTGGATCAGAGCCGCCTCATTCCCTGATTCCATATTATCACCACCGTGGATAAGATAATCACCTACCCGCTCCTGCGTGGTCTGGTTTTGTTTACTCCAACCAACCAGCTTGCCGTCCACGTCCGGGAGGCCAGTGTTGTCGAAACCGGTTGCCGTATCGAAGTCAATGCCATCCTCGTCAGCCCAGATATACCTAAGCACAAGGAAATCGAACTCAGGGATGATCACCACCGGAACCGACTCCTGCCTGCACACGAACGTCTTCTCCTCCTTGGTCCCTTCTTTTATAACCTTGTACGTCACTTGACGTATCTCGCCAGTCTCGTTAATATCAGCGGTAACCTTAACCTCATCGGGACCAGTACCACTTGTCTTATCTAAATGTATCCAATCTGCCATATCATCGTATTCTGTTAAATTATTTTAATACACTTATCAAATGCGTTAGGCCACATACGCTCATAAGACAACATCCTCCTCCTGTTATCCTCAGCCAGTTCCCGATAATCATTCAAGGTAATCATCGACATCTTAAGCTCCTTCATGGCCCTAGCAAACTTACCCGGTTCTTGCTGAGCATATAATTTGTAAGCGTCACCAGCGCCTTGTATCAAGCCATTCACGGCGGCGTTCTCGAAGATCTTCATCTTGATATACGTCTCGACATAATCCTCAAGATAACCTAAATCCGTCTCAGGTATATATGGTAGACCATCCTCATCCTTAGGAGTAGCCCTGTACACAATATAAATAAATCCGTCAAAACCGGTATACATGGTATTACCGGATATAGTTATATCATAATTATCCCAAGCGTATTTATCCCGATACTTATCAGCAGCGCAATCACGCCTCAATCCACGACCTATAGATAACCTTACTGGGTGATGATAATGAAAACGAACCTCATGGGACCCAATATAAATCTTCTCCGTGATCGTCTTCTCAAACTCCTCCTTACAGCACTCGGTGCAGGAGTTCCAACGGAAGCCGCGCTCCGTGCGCTCGACCCAGCCGATCTCGTGTTGGAGGTCAGCCTTAGCCTTATCGCCGCCAGGGATCTCGCAAACAAGAGGCTCACACCTATAAGCGTCAAGCATATCGAAGAAATCGGAAGGTAATATCGCCTGTCTGTTGTTGGTCTTGACAACCGCCTCAGACATAATAGCTATAACACCTCCAAACCTTTTCAAGGCGACCTCAGCCCATCTATAAACAGACGAGGTATCTATAGCCCCGCTATCATCGTATTTATGTAAATCGGCCTTGATCTCGGCCAATAAGCCCTTTATTGTCATAACAAACTCTTTTGTACAAAGATAGACAATAGTATATATCACACAAAAAGATCCGATCTATTCTCACGAACAAACCGAATCCGATCATAAAAACAAATATTACAACTTATACACCCATTTAACTCCAAATACCTTACTTTCAGATTCAACTTCTCTGTACAAGAACTTATATCTCCTTCCTGACTCCATAGCCAGCCTGCACTCCTTGTTTAATGCCGAAGAGATATATAAATGAAAATACTTATTCCTGGGCATAAAATCCATGCACGTATGGACATAAGAATATCCACCTGTCCCACGCCTGTTTATAGTTCCGGTAAGTTTATTCAGATATATCTTACGGTTGGGATTAATCTTATGACATAGATAACCGATGTTATTTATATAAACCCCGCCCTCATTATCTAAGTACTTATCACGTATGACTTTCCAGATCAACGACTGACATTCGAGAATATCATTCTTGTCCACGATCGTATGTTTCCTTCTCTTTCCGTTCTTAGACATAATAGACCTGTAGAACCGAAGAAAGTATTGATCAAGTATTTTAAACGACTTTGTTTTCATGTCGCAAATATAATAATTTCATCCTTATTCAAGAAATATTTGGCAAGTTTTGGTGTGAGTGTAACGGTGATAAGGCCGCACTTACCGCCGCGGCACAGGCTGACGCACAGAGACTAGCGCAGGAAAAAGCCAACGCTATGGAATGCGATTGCCCCAAAACATGGAACGCTTACGCTAGTGGAAGTTTCAACGGTCAATGTTTAAGTATATCGGTAAGCTACAATAACCCATGTGGAAAATCTAAAACAGCTTCATTCGATGTGTATTATACTAGATCCGAACCGTCAGGAGATGTGGAATATTTCTCCACTACCAAGACCGTTACGATACCGACAGGATCGGGAACAGTATCCGGAGGTAGATATTGCGTAAGTAACGCCACAAGTATATATGTCTCTAACCCAAGTCAAGGTGGAGGATGTTAAAAACAAAAGGAGAGGTTGATTAGCCTCTCCTTTTTAGATAAATCTAAGATCTCTTTTCTTAGTATGATTAAGTATCCTACTAATATGCCTTGTACTAAAACCTGTTTTATCTTTTATCTTATCATAGATATAGCTCTTGGACACGTAAGCTGACATGTCTCCTAGATCCTTTATAATTTTATCATACATATCATGTATCTCATTATATTTTATGATTGAGCTATCTCTCATTCCTCTTTTCCAGATACCATCAACAATATCCTCAGCACCGAAGAAATTGATTATAGATCTTATTATGTTCATGCTTATTGAATTTTTTGCGTTTTCTTATTAATATCCATATCCGGATTCTCGTCCGCAGGGATCTGCAATTTGGTTATCGTCTCTCTTAACGTCTCAGATACCACATATTCCAGTAACTTATCAGGGCATATGAAATCATAATCCCATTGAGATATACATGGATCATCTTTTTCCGTTCCACATCCCCCTAGCTCTAACGCCGCTTTCCTGTCAAGGGTTATAAGATCCACGTTTATAGCCTCTATATTTATATCAGGTATATAGATATATCCATCATTGACGTAATAATAATATTGATCTATATTACCACTGTCTCTTATACACATCT